ATCCTCGTTGTAACCTTGCGTTCTTTAGTGTGTCTGAGATAGGCTTCCACCAACGAGAAGCTCGTCTTAAATGTCCTTTGACGAAGGACACAAAAGCAGCTTCAGTCATAGTGCCAGAGGCACGAGGCTTTTCTTTAATCAATGACTAGAACTCTCACTCCTTTTTCCCTAGCAATTTTAATCATGTTAGCAGTTCCATTTCCACCGGGGAATGCTACAACTAAGTCAGGTTTTCCTTCTTCTAACATCTGTTTATTACGGACAGACCCTGCGGATTTTCCATATTTATCCCAATTAGCAGGAAATCTCTCCTCAGATGTGCTCCACAAAATTGCCCAAAGTCTGGCACAAAAATCTGCTCCTTTAGCATCTCCATGAATAATTGTGATCTTTTTTGAATTATCTCCTTCAAAATAGTCTTGGTTATCTAAATTTTCAGTTCTCATCACCTCCCACATTTTATCCGTAAATAGTTTCCAGTCATCAAATTCTCTTCCACCACAAACTAAAATTCTCACATCATCTCCAACGTATCAAGATTAATATCTACAAACTCATTGATACCTAAGCAAATAAATTTTGTTCCTCCAATTTCCTTTCGTGAAGATTTATGCCAATGCCCAAAAATCCATAATTCAGGCTTCCAACGAGAAAAAAGAAATTCTAGATAAGCCCCTGTTCTCGTCCTCACAGGTCCACCAAAAGCGGGATTATGTAGTTGTAACTCGGTTGGAATGGAGTCTGGTGCATCATGAGAGACGATAATACGAGGCTTAAAATCAACAGCATTCAAGATAATCTGAGAAAGGGTTTGTGTGCTACACTCTTCATCAGCCCAATAATTAATCCCCTCTTTCCTTGCCCAATAGTCAATAGACCAAGCACCCCCAATATACAGAATTTTATTTTGATGATCAAAATATCCATCAGGAATGTAATTAGGGAAAGTTTGACACACAGTTTTATTATCATGATTTCCACGAATGAACTTATGTTGTCTATTCTCGTCTGCCCACTTCAACATTTCTGCATCCACAGATTTGTTAAAACCCAAGCCATAATCCCCCACTTGAACGGAGGATTCTACACCAGATAACAACACTTGCTTATAATAATGGAAATCTCCGTGGATATCCCCAATAAATCTGTTTACTCTTTCGTTCATTATACCTCTTCGATATGAATTGGGGTGTAGTTAATCAATTCTACACAAACGGATTTATAAGGCCCTTTAGGTGAACCTCCATCATGCGTGTGTCCATGAACATTTTTACCACCATTTATGACCATACGCTCATGAATTGAACTCTCATGAATAGGAACATGAGTGAGGAGAAGATTATGATCACGAAAAACTCTCCACATCATAATTTTTTCAAAGAAGTTTCCTTTGGACAGAAACTTAATGTCGTCATGGTTTCCAACAATTAATCTTTTACGGCCATTTAGACGGGGCCAAAAAGACTTAAACTGTTCTTCTGTAGCCCCCATATAGACATCTCCAAGATGATAAACTTTATCTCCCGGTTTTACAACAGAATTCCATTTTTCTACCATATACTCATTCATCTCATAAATATCGTGAAATGGACGGTCGCAATATTTAATAATATTATTGTGGAAAAAATGTGTGTCTGAAATTAACCAGATATCTCTGATTTTGCCAATTGCGGGGGCTTCCATTTAATTTTCTCTCCTTTCTCATCTAATTCTCTAATCATATAAAGCAGGTCTGCCTGCTCTCTAAATTTAGTCTTCCATTCATCTCCATGATGTTGCAGATAGACATGGGCGATAAACTCATAACACTGTCTCTCTGATACACAGTCTTTAAGGAGATTGAATGCAAAAGCTGGTCCTTTCCCCTTGATACCACCAATATTATCTACGGTGTCACCAACGAGAAGTTGATAGTAAAAGAACTTAGCACCTGTGCCAAAGATTTTCTTAGGATTAATTTGAACTAATTCTCCAAGAGGTTCTACTAAAATAGGACCAACAGATGCTTGTTTTCCACATTCCCAACTATAATGCCAAAGAGGACACTGTCTAACATCTTTGTCTCTAGAACAAATAATAGTCTCTTTATAAGGTTTGGTATAAGGGGGTTTTAGATTTAACCTTGCATATACCCCAAAATGAGTTTCTGCGGCATCATCATATGCTTTGGCAGCATCTAGTTCTAAATCGTATCTTCCCAAGAAAATGTGCTCACGATCTACTTTTATACCCGCAAGCCATTTACCTCTTGACTCATCCCAAGAGACCCCCTTATATGCAGAAGAACCCTCTTGTGGTTTAGAGTTTCGAACGTTCTCTTTGGTAGTACAAATGCGCAGATTGTATTTACGATTGTCTAAAGTGTTCCCATTTATATGATCTACAACAAAGCCTTCAGGATTGCCCATAATCTCTCTGTGGAGAAGCCAAACTTTTCTTGTAAGGTCTTTCCCTGTGTCATTAACTAGATACCCTTTATTATCTTGGATAAAGGTAGTCTTATTGTATTTTAGCCAGTCTTCATAATCAAGAAGAAAATACCCCCCATGAAAAGGGACTTTTACCCCATACTCTTTAGCAATCTGAATTTGATATATACACATTGCATCATCGGCTTCTAGCCCCTGCTCGTCAACATGAACATCATAATTGGCAAGAACATAGTTGAGGAGGTTGTAGAAGTGGAAAGGCTTGGTTGCTTTACGTGTGCCTTTGTATTCTTTCTCTTTCGCCACCTCATGCCTAAAATTTTCGACATAAATCTTTTCAGGTTCGTCATTTCTTTTTCGTTCTTTGTTTCTTAGTTTGTTAATACGCGGTGTATTAGTGAGGAAGAGCAACGGGCTTTCTGTTGCTCTCACCTCATCGCAAATTAATTTGATCTTTTGATCAAATAGTTCTTGTGCAAATTCCCAAGAGGCAGGGACGAGCACAAGCTCGCCCTCCTCATTAGGTTCCATACGTTCTGACGAGAAGCCAATTTCGTATAAAAGCTAAAGCACATCAGCGTCGATTAACGGTCGCATGATGTATTCCTACCTTTCTCTTACTTCAAAAGTAAGTCTGATTGCTTCATTTATAGCATCTGGCAGATTACCAAGGAATTTCGTCATCTTCTAGATGCTTACTCCGTTCATGATCCATAGGAGAGCCTACAGGGGCCTCTACAGGGGCTTTAGGTTTTTTGGCACCCCCACTAGCCTTGCCATTGAGAAAGGCCTCTAGCGGGCTTCCTACGAAGTCTACGGCCTCTTTAATCTTCTCTTGCAGCCACTCAGGCAAAACTTCCCAAGCCTCTTTCGTGGGAGCATAGAAATCAAATGCCACAGAGGGGTTTTTCAGGTCAGGTGCTTTAGCTGCCTCTTTAGGGCGCATAGACGAGACAGAGGCCACATTGTTATATACAACATCACTTCCCGGCTTTTTAGAAGCCTCAGTGACTACAGTGACCATACAAGGGGCACCAAGAAGCTGAAGCCAATCACCTTCAGAGCGACTTTCCGGGTCGAGAGCATAATATCGTTTAGTGCTCTTGGCCAAATCAGCCTTCAATGACAGGAAAGGAAGCTCTTCCGAAAGCCAGCGAGGTTTGTCTTCCAAATCATTGCCATCTTCATCTTTAAGAAATTCGTCAAGAAATTCATAAGTGAGACGAATACGAAGACGGGGAGCTTTCTCTTCTCCCATATAAGGGCGTTCTTTCTGAACCCCCATAAGAACCACTTGCACAAGACGTGCCGGGTAGGTGCCTGCCTCAAGCGGATCAGGACGTTTAAAATTGTTGCTTTGTGCAACGGGTAAAGTTCTTGCATTTAATGACATTTGTTTTCCTTTTTATACATCATCATTTTCATCTAACCAGTCGGTGTAGATAAGTCCAAGCACTACTACGAGTGCTAAAGTTCCAAGTAAAAATTCCATTAGTGAATGTCCGAATAACGATAGCCAACATGACTATCAATGTCTAGCTTGACGTTTAACTTAAGTCTATCGTTTACAGCATTAATTGCTTCTCGTTGAAGAGCAATCAACTTATCTGCAAACCCTTTCTTAACCTCTGAAATTGTCTCATCATGGAATTGTGCAGTGATTTGTGGTCTACGTTTTCTGCATTCCCCAACAAAACTGTCAAAGCAATAAACACCTGTTCCTTGATTTAATGTACTAAATCTATCTTTTTCGTTACGAAGAGAATACCAAAATTTAGATACAGGATTGAAGAGCCATTTCTGACCATTTACAGTTTTGACAATACAATCTTCAGCCACTTTCTTAACAGACCAATTTCTGTCCCAATAAGCCTTTAGCAGTTGTTTGGCAAATGCAACTGTGGATTTCAATTCTCTGGCAAGTTTAGGGGGACCAACCCCATAAATCCCGGAGTAGTTCACAGCTTTAAACTGTTTTCTAATCCTACTATGATCTTCTTTCTTTGCTTTGTGAGCTTCCATCTGATCTTTAGTTAGAGCCTTCGCCTTAACAGCAAGATCAAGATGTTCGTCAAAACCCGGAACAGACATTTCTTCTACATATTCTGGATCATGAGGCCACATATAGTGTTTCTTAGTGGTGCTTTCTAGTGACACCATATCAGTCCCAACCACCTCAAAACCATCACGAGCGACCAAACATCCCCTCACTTCTTTACCATAAGGTTTGTCAACACCGGGAAGATTGACAATCTCTGTATGTTTGAAACGAAGGGTGTTGGTAAAGCCTTGAATGCGGGCTTTTAAAAAACCTTCTTCATCAGCATTATCTAGAAATCCTTGTAAAATACCAAGTCGGTGTCTAACAATGGATAGTTCCTCCAATTCTTTAACCGCTGGCTCTTTCTCTGCAAGTTCAAGAACACTAGGGCAAATATCAGGGGAATTAGGTATTTTGATTTGAGGGATTTTACGTTCTGATCCATCATCCTCCTTAACAAACTTAAAGGTTTCTGGCTTCCAACCTAATGAGAACAACCAATCTTTTAATTGTTCTGGACTATTTGGATTAGGTGGTTCTTCTTTATCTAAGATATATATAGGGTCTTTATGGTCTTTTGTCAAGCCCTGCTCAGATAAATATTTTTGCCACTTAACTCCTTCAACAGACAATGTGCCATCCTTCTTAAAAGGTTTGGCAGGGTATTGTTTAATAGTTTTCTTTACGACATTTGGCATAACCCTTTTCAATGCGTCAATGCGAGGCTGTTGCTCTGATGAGAGCTTTTCTAAAACAGCCTTACACCAATCTTTGTCAAGTTTCCAACGACTTCTCTCTTGCTCTCTCGCACAATCTAGCTTAAACGAGAGATAAGAGACAATACGTCTCCAATCAGGGAGAGAGTTAGAATCAAGTTTACCAGAAACATCCGGGTAGAGTTGATCCAGATAACTCCGTTGCTTTCTCCATAGCAACCCATTAATTTTAACATCTTCTTCACACCTATGTATATATTCTTCTATTGTAAGGTTTTCCCAATCTGCAATTGGGGGTTTAGGGATTCCAAGATCAACTCCCCACCATTCTAATCCATGCCTTTGTCTCTCCGGGAAGAGATACCAAGAAAGGGCTAAGGTGTCAATTAACTTAGCTTTAATCTTGATATTTAGGATACGTTCTAAAACAGGGATGTCAAAGAGGATGATATTGTGCCCGATTAACTCTGATTGAGAGAGGAGCCATTCAGACATATCAGCATATGACGTGAGGGAAGAAACAGAACCATCTTCATTTTCGTAGGATAGGCAGTGGATTTTAGTTGGGGTTAAGCTATCTCCTTCACAATCAAATACTGGCATTTACCACTCAGCCCATCCCGGATAAAAGATTTCTTTTCCATTCTTAAGGTAAAATGGTTTATCACCATTCATATCTTTTGTGGACATTTCCCCATCAGGGGTGCTAACTAAACAACCACCATCAGGCAAATCATCAACAAATAAGCAAGTTAATTCCCTAGAATCTTTCGTCGTTCTCATCACTCAATCCTATAAGCTAATTCAGATGCTTCAATTGTGGAATCAAAGTAAGACCATCCCCTAGAAGTAATATCTGCAACATACCATTTTGTTGCATCTCCGGGGACACTGCGATCTAATTTAACAACCTCGTTGCTATCTGTAATGAACATCATTTCAGGGCGAAGAGAGTTTTTATTTTCATACCAATAGTCAGACATTTTTAATAATTCTCCGGGCAACTAAAGTAAAGTTTTCCGTTTTCAACAGAAACATAAGTGGCTAACAAGATGGTATGCCTTCCAGTTTTTAAACTGAAAACTTTTAGTACATATTCTGCGTAATATGCATCAAGCTCTCCTACTATCTCCATTGACATAGACTCAAGGATATAAGATTCCATTGGGTTATATCCATCTTGGTGATAAATATGCTTCATTTTCGACCTATCCCTCCAACACAAAACTTTTCTTAAATCTCTGCACAATCTTCTTGACGTTATGAATGTTGATTTTCAACAGATCAGCAATCTCTTTATACGAATAACCGTATTCAAATTTAAGAGATAGGATGCGACGATGAAAAACATTTACAACTTCACACAGAAGGCTAGACATCTTCTCTTCTATGTGCTCCCCAATGTCTAACGGCTCTTCGTTAGAGAAGAGGACGTGTTCTTTTCGTGCTTTTCGTTTGTAATCCCATAAAGTAGAGAATAAAATAGAGTTTAGCCATGTTTTCAAGGTTCCTCTTTTAAGATTAAGAGCTTCTGGATTGGTGATTGCTTTCAAAAAAGCATCTTGAACAATTTCTTCTGCTACATCATAACTTTTGATATAGGGGTAGATTTTATTGATCAAGTGTCGTCGATTGCAAACAAAAAATTCTTCAAGCTCTCTATTAAATTTCTGTAAATTGTCCATTTGTTCTATTCCAATATAAAGGAAATTTCTCACTAAGTCCAAACTCTCTATCTTCAAGAATACGAAGAACTCGCATGTTACGAATATCTTCAGGAAGATCGGGGTCTTTATTTCCTTCAAGGCCAATCATAAGATTGGCTGATCTCATCATAGCTCTAGACCCTGCAAATTGAGAGGAATTGACATCACCACCCATTTCATGGGGGCAATTTCCTAAACCAATATACTTACCTTGTTTATACTTAGCTGCTCGTTGATCTGCACTAATTCCACCTTCAGGAGCTTTCAAATGGCAGAACATAAACACAACAATATTAAGATCAAGGGCAAGAGCAGAAACATCTTGAGCAATACCTTGTAGCATTGTGTTAGCTTCTGCCGAATTAATGCCGTTGGTTAAGTTGGTAATGGGGTCAATAAACATAGCTTGTGCGCCCCATTCAGCAGCAGCCACCATATCTTTACGAAGAGATTCCCAACCAATATGTTGATAGAGATTGATCATGGCAAGTTGAGACTTTAGAACCTCTCCGGCACGGTCGTAAGCTTCGTAATCAAACTCTTGCTCTGGATCATGGAAGATTTTACCTTCTAATTTTCCTGCAAGGAGTTTATAAGTTTTGGCGTTGGCTTCTTCAGGAGAAGCCATGAAAATTTTAATCCCATGATCTTTCATGAAATGGGCAGCTAGAGAATTTCTAAGCTCACTCTTTCCCATCTTCACACCGCTACCAATATAAACAGTTTCTCCCAATCTAATACCACGAGTGGCTCGGTTCATTTTGGGGAAGGGCCAAGACAGTTGACCAAACTTAGCAGGCTCTCTCGCTCGTTCATGAATAGACTCTCCAAATACCAAACTTGTATTCTTAGGTGTCTCAGCATGATACGAGAGAGCGTTATAGGCAGCCTTAGCTTTTCCCTCAATTAAAGCTTGGTTAGCATCTTTAGTCGGGAGAATGACGGACTTAGCAAACGGAAGAGAAATCATTGCTTTCTTCACAGCCGTTTGACCAGCTTCATCATTATCAAAACAAAGAACAACCTCTTTAAATAAACGTCTAATATCTTCTGCGTGTTTACCCAACACCTTTTTTGCAGAGGCAGCCCCATGAGGAAGAGATACAACAGCAGGTCTATATGCCTCATCTCCATACATCTCATAGATACGAGAGACAGAGGCCATATCTTCTGGACCTTCTGTTACGATGAGTTTATATGCGCCACTTTCTCGTGCTTCTTTCCAATTGAGAAGATCAGCATCTCTGGTATCTCCAATGTTAAATGGTGGGCAACTTTTGTCTAAAACTTTTACGTGGTAGCCAGAGAGCTTTCCAGCTTTTGTTACTGGCCAATAGATGGCTGTAGGTGTAACACCATCAGCTTCTGACATTGAAACCTTTGCGTGAAACTTATCTAAAAGCTCTGCTCTAAGCTTTCGAGAGGCCACATCAACAACAGGAAAACCATCAACCTCTGCAATTTCAGCATCAATCTCTCGTTGAGATTTTTCTTTTGGTTTAGGTAGGTCTACCACCTTCCTTTCGTCACCATAAGGGTGTTTAACTTTTGTGGCACAAGCAAAACAATACCCATCCACTGTGCCATCTTCTTGTGCAAAGACTTTAAGTCCTTGTCTTGTACCACAATTGTGTGGTAGTGCGTCTATTTGTATTCCCATATATTTTACATATAACCTTCTAATGAGGTGATTTTAGGAGGGACTAAGTCAAAGAGGTCTGTGGTAAAACATCTAGAAGACCCTTCAAGATATAAGTTTTGATAGTTACAACTTTTAACGACAAAAGGTTTGTCCACATTGTCTCCTCCCACAGACACTTTCCAAAAGCCTATCCGATGAGGTTTTTGTCTTATAACAACCATTCCCGGAGAAAATTTAAACATTACATATATTCCTCTAAGTTGACAACTTCTTTAGAAGTTAATTTGGCAATTGTCTGAAATAGATGTAAAACATTATTTGTCTTATCACACTCTCTATAAAAATTGCTGAAGTCATAATTCTCATCATCAGTGTAATCAAGAGAATTTCTCAGATCAGCCCACGTAACATCCATAATTTTTCTGGGGTTTTCTAAAACTTTTTTTGCAAAAATCGCTATATTTTTATCTTCAGCTTCTTGTTCACACCCAAACCTTTTATAAGGACTAACCTTATCCCAATTTGCAATGAGTCTTTTAGCGTCTTCAAAGAAGTTTAACATTACATATATTCCTCAAGAGATGTGATGTCAGGTCGAGCTAAAGCTGCCTCAAAAAGTTTTTGAACATTAGTTGCTCCCTGTCTACCTAAAACACCGTTATAGAAGGCATTAAAATTATAATTCCTCTCTTCATTATCTATATAAAAATAAAGATCGGACCATAAGACCTCTATCACATACCTATGATCTCTAAGACATTTAATTGCAAATTCTTCAAGTGTGTTATCTTTAGTATTACGATAACAACCAATATCCTTCCAATAATTTTTTAACTTTGCAGCATCTTTAAGAAAATCAACCATCACATATACTCCTCTAGGCTAGTCACTTCTTTTTTGGAAGAAAGCAAAACTAAGATTTTAGTTATGTCTGCTTGTGTGCCCACACCCCCACCATAATAAATATGACACCAAGAAGAAAAACTGGGTGCAATTTCCTCTACAAGAGATTGTACTTTTACCCAAGTCATGTAATCAAGTTTTTTCGGACATGAAAGACAATCTTGAGCAAATTTTTCAATTGTGGGGTATCTATAATACCCCCTTGTTAACCTAAATGCATCATGACTTGCCCAATTAGCCTTAAGAATATCTGCAATCTTTTTGTGGTCCATTTTCCTCACAAATATTGTTCTAAAGAGGTGATTGGCATATAAATTTGGAAAAGCTCTTTTTTAACTTCTGCTGTACCTGAAGTTGTCCCTAAAAGAATGTTTTTGTCTGAAGGTTTTACTATGTAATAGCTTCCAACACCTCTTTCAACATCCCAAATCATATCAAGGCTTAATCCCATTCTTGAAAACCAGTCACGATAAATCTTATTTGTATAGGGGTTATTTCCATCTTTAAAGATAACTTGCAAGATCAACCTCCTTATGTCCCACACCCATGATCTCATCAGACCAAAAATTATACTGGTAAGATTTTTTACGTCCGTCTGGGGTTAATTCCACTCCAAAATACCTCCCCATTCCAACATAAACGAGATAGTATTGCACTTTTTCCCCCTTTTTAAACTGTAAAAAAGGTTTGTTTCGCCGCCACCTAGGATTATCAATAACTTCTACAATAGTTCCAGCTTTCATCACATATATCTCTCCAAGTTAGTTACCTTGTTGTCAAAGAGTAGATGTTGTAACAAATCTCTGACCTTTTTTTCTTCTTGAAGGTCACTAGGTACTTCCACGTAATACTCCTCAAAGTGATAAGAAAGTCCTTCACTATTTAGTAAGTCTTCAGTATCTCCCCATGTCAAATAGTCAATATTTTCTCTGCTTGAAAGGCATTCAATAGCAAAATCCTCTGGATTTGCAAACACCTCCCTTGCACTTTCAAAGCATTCATGGTCAAACCATTCAGACTTAATAATCTCTGCTGCTTTTCTGTGATCCATTTTACCCCCTACATATATTCATCTAAACTTGTGATGTTTTTCATCGGTAATTCTTCACACACATCTTTATCAAATGTAACACAACCACCATTAGGTAAAGGGGGCGCACCCCTTATTGCGGTTAAATAATAACTATGTCCATTATCTGTAACCACTTCAAAGATTGTATCAATCTTAACCTTAAACCTCTTAAACCAACCAAGGTAGATGTCATTTATATATTTTTCTGGGTGTTGTTTAAATCTTACTAGCATAGCCCCTCACAAATATTCTTCTAAAGAGGTAACACTTTTGTGGTAAAACAGCTCAAACTTCTCCCCAGAAAACCCTCTCTCGAAACACCCCAATGCTGGTTTAAGCATAATTAACTCATCTTTTAGACCGACAACTTGTGCTGAATCGCACAAATCTAGCTCAATACGCCACTTATTATCTATCCAATAACTATCTGTTTGATGCTCTTTTTTCCGTAAAACTCTATCTCCAACTTTAAACATCCTTATCTCCTATATAGTGGGATTATCCTCTTTGTCAAGAGGTGAAAAGGTTAATATTTTTATCAAAGATATTTCTATTAACCTCGCTCCAATTACGGGAATAAACAGCATATTGAATATTTCTAATACCAACACGAATTTTTTCCTCGGTAGCATAACGACCAAAGAACTCATAATAAGGGCCAAGGAGATCACGAGCAAAGGTCTCAAAGCCTCTGGCACTGGCTTCATTCAACAAATCTGTGGGATTTGTAATTTTCTTGCTAAACTCTTTAAGATGTTGCAAGACACCAGCCCAGATTTTAATCTTCTTGAAATCAAGCATGGACTCTAAAGCACGGAACTCAATAGAACCATACTTGAACAAGCTCGTGATATTCAAGCTGGCATAGCGCAGGTCTTCAGTGTCCAGAAGTTTGAGGTTTGAATCCAAGACAGCTTGTGTAATCATGTCCAATGTATAGCTTGCATCAGTCATACGAAGACAGAAGTGATTCCCAATACGAGATTTGTCGCAATATGACAGGAGCACTTCTTCCAACATAAAATATGAAGAGATGAAAGTGATTAGTTGTTTAGGGGAAAGGTCTTGCACATTAATGTGTACGTGGATGCCAGCACGATAAGTGGGGCGAAGACGTGTCCCACTAGAATTGATTGCTCCTTGCAGCTCTTCAAAAGCCAAATCCAAATCTCTAGTATTCAGAGGCTTCTTCAATACAAACTCGCAGCTTTCACCACGAAGAGAGGCATCAGCATCCACCTTCCAATAACGGGCAACAAGATCACGCGGAGGAAGATTATCAGCTTCCACCTCAATCTCAACACCAATGTTGCCCGTCTCTTTCTTACAAGGGATAATGTCTCTAATTTCCATATCAGGTTCCTACTGCTTCAGACAGATGTTGTTGGAGGAAGAATTTGTCAGGGGAGAGAACAAACTCTCCACTTTTAACTTCTCCAACATCGTATTTACGATAGCAGATAATAAGTCTACCATCTCGTTTACTTAATCCAAAATCTCTAGAAAAAGCTCTAGAGGCTTTATCTTTTTTACTAAGGAAACTGAGGGCTTCTCCCACCCTCGGATAGTTGTTCGTAATAGGTTGGATAAGAGGCTCAAATCCAATTTCTCCAAGTCTCCCACCATAGATCAGAAGATTTTGCGGAGACAACCCTTGCTTCCAATCTTTCCGCATAGGACGACGACAAGCAAAAAACATTTTCTCGCCAACATTAAAAAACCCCAAAGAAACAGGAGTGAGGTCGATCTCAGAGAGGTTAATTCCTTCTGCTTTTGGGTTGCCTAGAAAGTTGCCAATGCAAACAATATCTCTTCCAATCTGAGAGACACTGGCTACCATATAAGGGGCACCCGTTTTAGTCCTAACGAGAGTTCCCCCCAACCGTTTATTTGCGTAATCAATATCATCAAAATACATGATTAAGCAGCCCCTGCCCCACCAGCAGCGGCTCGGATGCCACCTCCTCCGCCACCACCACCCACAGCATAGACAAGGGTGTTGGGGTCAATTTTAATCTCGGTTTGTTCGCGGCGTTTCTTAGGGCTAGTAACACCAGCATAATCAAAGATATAAGCAAGAGCAGACATCCAATTATCTGCCTTTTTATTTACGATGTCACGAACAGAGGCCCCATAGAAAAGTTCCTCAGAAGCTGCGGGATTGTCAAAAGCCTTTTTGATTGCATCAATGGTGTTGTAATACACCGTCTTACGAAGAAGCGGATTGTTAATCCACTTGTTAGAAAGCACACGATATTCCATACCATAGTGCTTGGGACGGAAGGCACCTGCCGCACCATAAAGAGAACGACGACGATCATCATTATCCCACACAAGAGAGGGGGCACCAACATAAAGATCAAGCATTTTGGTAAGTGTGCGGCAAGCTTCCAAGTGACCCGGATCATTAATATCTACACCATTGGTCCAACCAATGTGAATGTGTCCAGATGCCGTACGGAAGGGGGTGTCAGCATCAGGACGTGGGTTAGCTTCTTTGGTATAAGCATTGAAATCAGGAGAACATCCAAGTTCAGAGGCTTCCTTCGGTTGCTTGCGAATGTAGTCCAAACCAAAATCGGCAACAGGCTCAACAAACAATTCATAGCCGGGGATCATTGAAGTGATTTGAGCGAGGACAACACTCATATTATCTTCAAACTGGGTGTAATTCTCGGCAGGATCAATGTTAAATTCCAGAGCCATGCCATCAACCTGAACTGCCCCACCCCTCACTTTGTAAGGGGCCTCTTTTGTTCCGGGGATAAGATTGTATGCACTTTGAAGTTTCCCAAAGCGTTTAACAAAGAACTCAGGATCAGCACCAATTTTAAAGTCATAACCATTGATTTTCATAATTCTCTCCTTATTTTGCAATCGCAGCTTTTACATCGTTAAGTTCAAAACAACTATCGCAGAAGAATGTCTCTGCATCAATCCAGTGTAGGGATTCTCTATCTGCCCAAACCGGACGTTCTTTACAATTATAACAACCACAATCTGTGATGGCATTATAACGATTTTCAGTCAGGCAAAGTTTTTCGTCATACCAAGGGGCAAAAGCTGTTTTAACCCCTTGTTTGGACTTAAACACAAACCCCTTATTAGGAAGACGGACAATCTGCATATGAGGTTTGAGTTTAGCTACACGACAATCAGCCCAATGACACCAATATGGGGCATCATTGTTGGTGTGGATGATTGAGGTTCGATAGACTTTTGGAACAATGAAATACCATTGCCCATCTTTTGCTTCAACCCTTTGCTTGGCTTCTAAATATTTAGCCAAACTAATGTTAATTTTCACTGGCGAGCCATCAGACAAGAAACCCATAGCCAGAGGGGCACGGGGATTGTCATGAAACTCTGTAACAATTACAGCACAATTACTGTGGTTCTTTTCTTTCTTTTCAGCAGGCTTATTGTAAGTTGCCCCACCATAATCTTCCATCCAGTCATCGTAGTAATTTGATGAACGCTGAGAATAATTTGGGAGGAAATGCTGAACGGGCTTTGGGGTAAAAGGGGCTACATCAGTTTCAGTATGTTGAACCTTCCCCTCTTTCGTAAGTTCAAAGGTATAAAGAGTGTTGGGTTTGACAGCCACAATATCATTAAGATCAATGTTCTGACGACCAGCAGCAACCCACAACATCCAAGACTCAGATGCCCACATCAAGGTTTTATCATCTTTAGAGTAGACAAAGTGAAGAGGACGTTCTTTATTACGAATTAAATTTAGTGTATGGTTGTTCTTATCAAAATAAACAAGAGCCATTGCACCATCAGCATCTTTCCAAATAGTGTTAATATCTCTGGTGTGAGATAGATGAGAAAAGATGATCTTGGAGTCAATGTTATGTTCTTTATACCCATTGAAATCTTTCATAGAATGTTGATTGACTGTCCCATTGTGTGCTCCAACAACATTCTCAAACTCAAAAGGATGAGCACTTTCCTCGTTGATTGCCCCTTGTGTAGCAAACCTATTATGCCCGATGTAGATACTCACGGGTTTATAGGTAAGGGATCGAAATTTCTTGTTCTTAGAATGCTTGTCAAACAAATCTGTGGTAGAGCCAACAGATTTGAACATCTCCACTTCCATTTTATCAGATTGTAAATTAGAGATAGCTGCTACACCAGTGCTATCCTCTCCACGAAGAACATCAAGGTAGAGCATGTCATGGAAGGCTTTCTTAGCATCTTCCGAGACAAGTCTAGACATTACACCAACAAGTCCGCACAAATTAGTTCTCCTTATAGACCAAAGAAAGTGTTTAGATAATCAAAATATGTCGTTTGACATGGGTGATTAGGTTGAAAGTATTCTGGATGTGGTTGGAAGCAAAGGCATTCTGTCTTTGGGTAATAGATAGCTTCAACATCATCATCTCGTTCCCCAAGAAGTTCTGCCTTACCCCCACCTTGCCTCACTGTAGCCCTACTAGCAGTCATAAGAACTAATGCCTCATCTGTAGGAACCATCATTTGATGGTGTGTAGATGTGACAATAATTTCTTTCTGGGTGAGAACTTCAAAAGCCATATGATTGCCAATGTGGTTATTGACATGTTGCCACATAGAACCACCATTCATGACATTTAAAAATTGGCCACCACGACAAATACCAGCCATAGGTAGCTTGTTGACATATTCAAGATAGATTTGAGCCTCTCTTGCGTCTCTCTCTGGGTTAGATTGTGTGGCTGGATGCTTCTGTTGTTAATAGTAAGAAGGGTCAACATCAGACCCACCAGTGAACTGAATGAGGCTAATATCAGGATCAAGTGTGTCATAAGTAACTTCCCACCCGTTTGCAAAAAACATACGGGTCATATTGTGGTCTTGAAGTCCTACGATCAAAACTTTCTTAGACATCAAAAATTCTCCGCTCCACTTGCTGTAGGACATTCTTAAAGTCCTCTTTGGACTCGTAGTAATAAGTAACACTCTTTGTTTTTGCAAAGATGTTCAAGTCTTTTTTGCCAACTTCCTTAATTGGTTTAACACATTGCAACCAATTCATGAAGGCATCTCCGGGAAAGCCTCCCCAAATATTGTTAATCGTGTTGGGTGAATACCCCATATTCTCATAGAAGGTTTCTTTTGAGAGATTGGGGGGAGTGTTGTTAATGAAATTACGGAAATAGTCTTCCCCACGCTTGTTAAAAGAGAACACGCAATGCCCACAAGCCAAGGGAGCATACGAAAACTGATATTTCTTTCCATCTGTTTTTTGATATACAAACGAGAAGATGTAGGCAAAGTTTTCACTAAACCCAAGGGACTTAATCTCCTCGAAAACCGCTAAACGTTTGTGGATGTAATCCAAATAGTTTTCAGTTGGAGTGCGAGAGGCCATTAAAGCTGCCCCAACAAGGTTTGCAGGAAGGTCAGTGCGAACAGCCCAAACATTCCCATTTTTGGTATCTTTATTTAGGAAAGCTTCTTTAAAAGGGCTTCTGTTTACCAGATAGTCAAAGTATCCCTCTGCTACAGGTTTTTCGACACGTAAGTTTTGAATTTTAGAAAGAATGGCAAAGTCTGTCGGGTTAAAATCATTAAAAACATAATTGCCTTTCTGTATAGCCCCATGACAAGGGCCGGGACCAACCATTTTATAAAAGATTTTATCGGATTTTTTTGCCAAAAAACCAATGTAAGCATTCGCACTTCTACTACCATTAGCCTCTTTTTCAAAAGCACCAAAATAAGGCACCACTTCAGCGAGTTGCATAAAATTCTCCTTACATTAAAGCTTCGTTAGACAAAGCCGGATGGATAAACTTTTTCCAATTTCCACGTTGTTGGATGACAGGAATAGTTTCTTTCCCATTCTCAATAAGATAGTCAAAACATTTGGCCATACATTCTTGACGATATGGGGAAGTTTGAGATGGGGCTGAGTTAATCTCAAGTACATAAGCCTGATCATCTGCATCAACCATGACATCAACAGCACCAAAATCTAAGCCAGAAAGCATGAAAGCTTCACGGCTAATCTTAATTGCTTTCAAAGGCCAATTATCAAATCGAACATTATCAAAGCGTCCCCCACGAGCTACGTTCCAAGCTACATCTTGAGGATTACCGGGAGTTTTCTTGGCCACCCAAGCAACACGTCCTTGAACGAAGGTGACACGATATTCAGCCACTTTGTTGATATATTCAGAGGCATACCAACCCTCTCCACAACGAGCAATGGCTGCATTAAGTTCTGCTTCATTGTTGACAAGGTAAACATGACGGCCTTGTGCGTGGACACGAGGTCGAACAACCATTTGTTTTCCATCCCTCATCCACAAAAGAAGTTGTGGTTTGTGCATTTCTAAATAAGTCATGGGACAAAGTGGAGAACCAAGACCACCTTGAACTTCAAAGAAATTATCCATCAGCAGATTTCTAAATCCAGCCTTATCACCAACACGATGAATAGCCTCTGCTGTATTTACAATATTATTCGTAGGGACATTACTCGTGGTCCCCCAACGAATAATCATGGAAAGGTCAGCAGGAAATTGTTGATCATTACGAACAACACCATCAATCTTATCAGATAGACGGGCAATCTCTCGGCAAGAGGTGCGCCCAAGTTTACGACGACGAAGCATATATACAGACATGATTTCTCCTTACATGTATTGATCTAGTGAAGTGACAATTCTTTCAACAAGGGTAAATTTGACACTGTCCCAACTCTCTCTTACACCTATTAGACATATAGTATTAGCAACTACGCGACTAATTATTTTTGGTTTTTCTGGGGAAGACTCAGATAGTCCATTTGCACGTACCCACCAATAATCTTGGTGTTGAGGCCTTCTTAAGACAACATCTCCAACCTTAAACATCTTACCCTCATAAATTTATTTTCAATGTCCCTCTTGACAAGGTCAAAAATCTACCTATATACTCTTAAGGACTCTTATATATAATATATTATAAATACTCTTCTAAAGATGTTATATCTTTATATAAGAATTTACACCAAGAAAGTTTGTATGAGTGAAGATCACTATGAATTGGATATTCGCTATCTGGCCAATAGTGTTTAACAGTAAAGACAACAGGGAGTTTAACACCTAATTGTAATGCCATAGCTGTTTCAAAAGCTACAAATGCTTCTGGGTTAAACTCTGTTTTGTTTATACTTTCGTGATCAAGAATAAACTTCTGCCCAATTAGCGATCCCATTCATAAGCCCCATTAACAACCTTACAAGTGAGACGATTTCCCACCCACTCATTCATCTCATAAATATTGGTGTCAAAGGTTTCATTCGTGGCAAGCAAAGTTGCTTCAATCACATCACGACGATACCAATCAGGATGTCCTTCAAGCTGATCACAAGAACGAATGTGATTGTCTTCCACTTCATACAACTCACCAATGACAGGAAGCATAGGGTAAGCTTCCTTATCCAAAGACAAGGTCACGGCCTTGGGGAAGCCACAATTAAAAAGAACATAATTTTTCTTGGTGATTGCAGGACCAAGAAATTTAGCTCCACGAAGAAGGACATTGTTGCTGTAGCCTTGTTTCAGTGTGCCATAGACAAAAAGACGTTTAGTCATTACATATAATCCTCTAGTGAAGTGATCTTTCTTTCATCAACAAGTTCAAAATAAGATGATTCAAATCCCCCATTAACACCTTGTAGAATTAAGCCTTGATCTGTAAGACCTAAAACTACAAAATTTGCTCCTGCTCTTTCTCTTCCAATGTGCCTATTATGAACCCAAAAAGAAGAGGTTTGATGTTGTTTTTTCCGTCTAACAACATCACCGGGGTTAAATCTGACCATCACATATACTCCTCTAGAGATGTAAGCTCTTTTACCTCGACTAATTCAAAATAGTCTTCGTCCCATGAAGATAGGCCTCCCCCTAAAAAACTAATAAACCCCGGTATAACTAACTTTATAAGAGGCTTATCAGCCGGGTTTCGTTGAATGACTCCAATAACAGAAAAAGGCTCATTACGCGAATTTTCAGAAACAAAAGTCCAAGCAAAGGCGTTTTGGTATTCAGGTTTACGTCTCACTCTATCCCCAACTTTAAAATTGCTCATCAACCCATCTCCAAAAGTTTTCCCCCGCCAATAACACAAGTGGTTTCCCCTTTGGTTACAAGCAATGTAAAGGTTTTGGTTTGAGGGTTTTCAATCCAACTAAATACATAAACACCATCAGGGGTAGCCCCAGTATTGACTACCCTCTCTCCAAACTGCTGTTCAAAGAATTGTTTTACAGCTTGGGTTGGGCCACAATTTTCTCCTTCCGCATAGAGAGGAAGAGCAAACAATGACAGGGACGCAGATAAAAATAATTTACGCATTTTCTTCTCCTGAATACATGATGTGTTCAATCACCTCCACCACAGGAGGTATTGTAATTTCATTGTAGAAGGCAATTTGATTGTCGTGCATAAACTGCCCTGTATTCAATTGCCAAACATTCCCATAATGTGGATGATTAATCCACGTCCCCACATGGAGGTTTTGATCCAGATCGCACAGGAGTTGAATAGCTCCGTACGTTTTCAGGCTTTTTGCTTTCCATTGGCCCATTGTTTTCCCTCGCCTTGTTTACGTAGTCAAACCAATCTGCACTCATTCTACCCTCTTATATTTTCCTGAATACCTAACCGTATCAAAAAAAGTCTTCATCTTTGATAATCATCGAGATAAGAAGTGCGAAAAAAGCACAAACAGTAATTAGCATCAAAATAATAAGAACAGTCAAAAACGGAAGATAGAAAAATGGAATAAAAACCAAAAGAAGAAGAATTACAAAGATTACCCAAAACATTTTACACCCCTTTGCTTATCTAAATATTACAGATAATCCCCCAAAGACTTACCATTTGTCTGAAGTCTTTCCAGAACTTCTCTAAGCTCTTTCTTAAAAATATTCCCTGAATATTCCTCTTCTCCAAGAGAACCTTTCTCAAGACGATGCTTAAGAGATTCAATATCTGTTTCTTCTGGCTCCCATTTCTCTTCTAATCCATAGCAAGAACAATGACTAGCATTTACCTCATATAGTTTTCCATTTTCTTTATCTATGAATAATACAAAAGCATCACCTAAGTAGTTTTGAGAAGAATAACTGGCCAAAAGAACATTTACATTTTTAAATTCTTCTTTTTCTTTTTCTGTTAAATCTCGGTTGTTATCCCACCAATTCTCAATTACAAAATCTTTCATCATGTCTTCTTTAGAAGACCAATCATGCAGATACATTTTACTCTCCTATGGATGGAGCACCCGGAGGGACTCGAACCCCCAACCCAGAGATTAGAAATCTCTTGCTCTTTCCAGTTGAGCTACGGGTGCATATTAACTTCCCCTTAAAACCCAGTCCATCTAGCTAGATGAAACCCTACATCACCAATAAACCAACCAACACAAAACATTTGAAACATTTCCCACATTTCACTTCTCTTTCTTTCTACGTTTTGCATCTTTCTTTTGATGGGCTTTCCACCAGTTTTCTGCAAAGTCTTTAGGAACACCAACTTCTTTCCAGTTTACATAATCAAAAACTTCAGCACCAACAGTGGTGAGCACACCACAAAGAACAGCCTCTAACTCTTTTTCATTTAAACCTTCCGGGCTATAGCGTCTACGCTCTTCATAACTCATTGGTGGCTCATAACAAGGCATGTTTATTTCCTCTCTACTTAATGATTTAGATGTGGGTGCGACTCGACACACCAGACTCCTTGCCGTGGAGACCTCAATTACGGTTACTCAGGCCGGGTATGACCTTTAGCATTCACCGCTTCACATCTAACTTGGTGTGAGGGGGTCTTTCTACACCCGGAGCGCATTGGGTCCATGCTTTGGTTGTTGTGACCATCACACCCCCTGCCTTTTCTACCCCTCACCGGGCCTGCATCGCTCGTGGAGTTAGGTGTTGAACCTGAGACCTGACGATTATCGGTCGTCTGCTCTACCAACTGAGCTACCCCACGAATCTCAATTTCTGTCTACACATCTAACTTGGTGCCCCCTGCCGGACTCGAACCGGCATGAATTAATCGACAGATTTTATTTTTAATTGTTTGTCTTTTTTAACCTTGTTTCTACGTATATAATGGTAGAGGCATAGGGATTCGAACCCTAACTTTACCGGGTTTAAACCGGATGCCTCTGCCAATTGGGCTATGCCTCCACTATTATATACGCAAGGTTATATTATGAAACGTAAATATACAAGATGGACCAGAGAAATTTTAAAAATTATAGTCGAAAATAGTAATAGTTATGCTGATTGTTTGCGACAAATGGGATTAGTTGCCGCAGGAGGAAATTACAACAACTTGATTAAGAACTTAGATAAGTTCAATATAGACACCTCTCATTTTTTAGGTCAGTCTCATAATAGGGGTAAAGAACTTGTTTCTTACGAAGAACTAACGAAGCCGTCCTCAATTAAAAAGAGACTTATAAAAGACCGTGGAAATAGCTGTGAAGTTTGTGGGTTATCTTTATGGCTACATCGACCATTAGTCTTAGAACTCGAACACATAGATGGTAATAGAAATAATAATTCTAAAACTAATTTACTATTGCTTTGCCCAAATTGTCACTCACAAACTCCAACTTGGAGGAGGAGGAAAAATAGTTGATCTGTTGTGTCTACCAATTCCACCAAGGGGGCAATGACAGGAAGGGGCCTAAAAAGGCCCCCTACAGCGTTGTATTGTGTTTAGGCTACCCATGTAGCTAAAAACAAGAGAAGGCCCTCTAGCGGCCCTCCTATGAAGTCTACGGGCCTATTTACGTTTGCTAATCTCTGCAATCTTCTCTTGCACCACATTTGCATCACCTCGGCTGTTCACTTTCTCACGATGGAGTTCAGCACGATAGATACGATTGGTGTTGGTGCGTTCTTGCTTACGTTTGTTACGTTCAGCAGAGCGACCAAGGCAAAGGGGAGAACGACCAGCTTTTTGTGCATCGGCCCATTTAACGAACATTTGTATATTCCTTCAAGATGGATTGGGAGATTTGACCAATCAATTGCAATGCTTGGTCTTCGTTCAAGGTGATGGTTGCAACTCTATCTTCGTCTTCATCATAGATAGTGATGAATGTGCAATTGGTTCCCGGTCTTACAGAGAAGATGGGGGGAAGAGGTTTTTTAAGCATCTGCTTCACTTTCCTCTTTCAAGTGTTTGAAGATCACTTTATGTTGAGGCCAACGCTCTTCCAGCATACGAAGCTTGGCAAGAGTTGTAACATAACGGGACAAATCCCATTCCCATTTCTTTTGATCTTTCATTTGCATTCTCCCTTCCAAGCCCATTCACCCGTCAGAGGGCAGTATTGTGCTAGGCCCCGCTGAATGAGTTCTAGATGCCAATGGTCGTTTTCTAGGTACATCCCTGCTATAAACATAGGGATCAAGCCCAACACAAAACCGGCTAAAAATCCAAACCGACCGCTAGTAAGAAAGTCACGCATCACTTACCTCCTTAACTTTCTTCATTTTGGTTCCTTTCCGGGGCGAAAGACTAAACTTTCTCTCCAATCGCATGTACCACGCTGATACGATGACAGGAAATTAATCTTATAACCCATCCCCATACAATCTCCAATCCAATTAGTCTTACTAAGAGTGGGGACAGAATCATAACACCATGCAGCCCCGTTACTATCTAAAGCAATACACACTACCCAATCGGCCAGATGATCCCAATTGACTGAAAGCTTGGTTGGGGCTATACGATAAATATTATCAGGCAAAATCTCATCACCTGTATACCATTTATTCTCGATATACTCCTCCACCTTATTGTGGATAAAATATCGTACAATAGTGGCAATTTGGGCATCAGTCATGTCGCGAAGACATAGTTTGTTGGGGTTAGTGCAATCAACGGTCATTGATTTTCTCCTTTGCGGCAGCTAGGGCGGCGCGGGCAACATCCCCTTGACTTGACGGGTCATCATACCATTCTAGTGCCTCCACCAGCTTGATGATCGCAGCCGCCATTTCCTTGCGGTTCTCGATCAGCCAGTCGTCCGCAGCGTCGTGCTTCTTGGAAGCGTCGAGGTTGTCGCGGATTTCCAGTTCCCGCGCCTTGTTTTCGTTCTCGATGGCCCATTTTCTCGCCATGCTGGCAATCTCGCGGTGCCGGGCAATCAGTTCGCCCCGATCAACGGGCCAATCCTGACGCGGTTCTGTCGGTTCACCGGTCAGCTTTCGTAGGGCTGCGCGGTATTCCGGCGAGTTCAGGGGCGGGTCGAAAATCATCATTCCCCGGCCTCGCGCATCTGTTCGGTGGTTCTGATCATTCGTCTGCCATCCGCAAAAGCCGCAGCTTGCTGCGCTCAAGCAGCCAAATAACAGCGCCGCCATCAGCCAAGGACGATGCAAAGTATTCATCGCCGTCCGCGTCGTATCCAATGACGATTGCGCTTTCTAAGCCAGCAGCCAGCGCCGCTTGCAAAATTCTTTCGGCGGGCAGGTCAAGCCGCGTGACAGTTTCGAGATTAACGACCTCGGCTGTCATGCGACACCAATGTGCATTTCTTGCACTTTGCTCATTTCGGATGCCCCCATTTGCCGATCAGCCCGGCGATGGCGTCTTTGTTGGTGTCGGTCATCATTTTGTTCCTGTCATCCAAGGAGAATGGGGGTGACAAGCAAATAGCCATCATCCCCCTCTTTCACGTCAATTTGTTCCGGCATAGCTTGCCATCCAACAGGGTGTTCAATGAGAATGTTGTCGGGAATTTCACCATTTCCCGCTGTGATTACAGCACGAAAGATTTCTCCATCAATCGTGACAATGCAATAGAAGGGGGAATCTCCCCACGAAGAGGTTAGCTCATTATGAAAATGAACCGATACATTCCCCTCTTGCGTAGGTGAAATGTCAACATACATCCCACTCCATTTGCATGTTTCAGCTTGTGCTTGCAAAGGCAAGCAACAGGCCAACAATTTGATTAGATGTTTCATAATTTCTTTTCCTTCTCACCAAGACCTAGACCAAGACCAAGACTCAGACCTAGACCAAGACCAAGACCTAGACTCAGACTTAGACCAAGGCCTAGACCAAGACCAAGACCTAGATTTAGACCAAGCCCCAGACCCAGACCTAGACCAAGACCTAGATTTAGACCCAGACCTAGACCTAACAATTTTTTGTCTCTTTCCTCTAGGCATTGTTTTATCCTTATAAAAAGGTGGCCGTCACATTCACAAACAAGTTTGTTTGTGAAGAATGCTTTTACACAAACGGCCCTTACCGCAGATTTGACCCCAAGTTTTATTTCAGAATGGTGTACATCTCAATTGCACTGTGGCGCAGGTAAATGTCATTAGGGAAAGCCTCAGTAGTTTTCCACTCTTTGGAATTGAATGAACCCGTTTCATACACAATCTTTGCATTTTCCAATTTGATTTGATCAGAATTTACACCGACAAGTTTGCCAGTGTAAATGTAATTCATGCAATAGACAGTGATGGTTTGGCCCATCAAAGCCAGAAAGCCTTCTTTCTCTTCTTCAATTACAGTTTGCAGGATTTTCATTCCGTTTCTCCATTGTTTGACACGTTATTGTGTTTGTTGATGTTTGTTTCTGTTATGTTTTACCTAGACCAAGATCAAGACTCAGACTCAGACCAAGACCCAGACCAAGACCAAAACCTAGCCCCAGACCAAGACCCAAACCCAAACCCAGACCTAGACCAAGACCCAGACCCAGACCAAGACCAAGACCCAGACCCAGACCAAGACCTAGACCAAGCCTTAGACCTAGACCTAGACCTAACAGTTTTTTGTTTCTTCCCTCTAAGCATTATACAATCCAATCATAACAAGGCGAGCAACAATTTCATAACGAATAGACATAATCTTCCCTCTTGTGTTTCCCTGTCATAATTTGGTGTGAGATAGCCCCCAGCTTTTACACTGGGGGCTAGACATTGGATTGCCAATCTGTTATAAATCGGTTTTATGCAATGCCTATTCCTTCTGTCCACCCTCTAATAAATACACCCTAAAATAAAAAGCCCTCTTTCTTTCGGCAACAAGGGTGCACCAAACCTAAGAAAGAGGGCCGCCGGATTTTACCCAATATCCACTATCCTTTGTTGTGGTATTGTAGGGGGTTAACCCGCATTTCTGCGCTGGACATGTCCCTTAATTCCAGAAAAGACTGCGGATTAGGCAGCCTTATGAACGACAATGCCATTGCTGCCCGCTTCATTCGTGGGCTTGGCTTGCAATGCGGCAATCATGGCACCAATGGTGATGCCATTTTCCTTGGCCCATTTTTCGGCGCGGGTTTTGTATGCCGCAAGCAATTCGGCCTTGTCTTTGTTCGGTTCCTTCTTGATGGGTTTAATGGCCTTCTGCAAACCCGCATCATTGAAAGCCTTGCCCTCTGCAACAGCCTTCATCACATGGGCATAGCTATTCAGAAGGACAAATTTCTGGTCAGCAGGCCATTTCATCTTGATGACACCGCCGGAGCTATGGCTGGTGTCAGTCTTATAGGTGAGCGAGTCACCAAAAGCGGCGCGAACAATACGGGCTACCTTGGGTTTGTCCATGCCAGCACGGGAAATGAAACGCGACAAGGCGTCCCAATCCCGATATTCGACAACACGTTGGATGGTCTTGTCCAAAAGGACAAGCCCTTCTTTATCCAGTTTGACGTGCTTATTCCAGAAGTCACCAGCCTGCACAAACAGGCTTTTTTCTGCTTTAACAGCCATGATATTTCCTCTTGTTGATTGATGCAAAAACACATCTAACAGGACACTATTGCTAATGTCCTGCCCGCTATGTTTTACCAAGTAGTCATGGGTCTTACGACAACAGAGTCAATTTCAGCAATTCCAGCATAAGCCATTTTAAGCTCAACATTGAGCTTAATCAAAGCCACTTTCATTGCAGCCTTTTCACTACGGAAAGGTAAAGATTCCCCCCGTCCGTCCCTATATACGACGACAACGCACCATTTCATATCTTTTTTCCTGTCATGATTCGATGTGGTTAGATCAACCTGTAGATGGTTAGGCCGGGCTGGGCAATGATCTGGACATAACCCTTGTCATGTCTGTCAATAGCCCATTGATCTTCGGTGACGCGGACTCGCACCCCGCCCGTGATTTCTTTATAGAACATTTCTTTTCCTTTCAAGAAAGATTAATCAAATCACCTAGCTTTCGTGTCTTGGTATCAGGCTAGGTGACTCGTTAAGCTTTCTTCAATCCACAAAAGACTTAGAGACGCTATCCCTAGCGCCTTGTTGTCTAATGTTCCATATGCTGCAAACCTTTGCGCCAGACAATGCCTATTGCATTGCCCATTACTATCGGGAATAATCCCTTCACCATATGGTGCGGGCTAATCATTGGCCATTCACACATGCGGATTGTTTGCCTGATTCTTGGGACAGGCTCCCGTCTTATGCCAAACCCTTTCACATAGATTGATTGTCAGTCAATCACATGCTATCGGTTTTACAAGCCCGAAAGGGCTTGATAGCATAGGCAAGCGTCAACACCGCTTGCGTGTGGCCTATCCGTCAGACTGTTATTCTCCCCACCGTTCCATCTATGCCCGACATAGCTTGCGCCATGCCACGACAACAGGCAACGGTAAAGTAACAGCCCTTTGACAATAGGGCGCTTGTATAAGAGCCGCCAAACCTAAGCTTGACACTGAAACCGAATCTAAGGTGATTCGGCTTGAATGTCAAGCCCTTTCGGGCTTGATTATTTCCGTTCAATGACCACAACGCGACGGCGGCCATTGACCTTGAAAGGAGAGTCTGCCCTAGGCGTGACAAAAATAGGCTTGGGCTTGGGCAATGGGGCAGGATCATTCGCATAATCCGCGAATGTGTCGTTATACCTTTTGAAATCCCGCGCAAGCTTGTCAGAGCTTGAACGCATATGGGCATTGTCAGACTCGATGGTGTCCTTGTCAGGATAGGACATAGCAGGCTTTTCCTGCCCGAAAGACCAAGCCGTGAACGTAGTGCCCCGAATGGCATTGTCAGCATGGTCTTTCAACCGTTCCGTTTTCCAACGCTCCACCTTAGCGGCAGAAACACGCAACTTGATCTTATCCTTAGTGGATAGAACAGCCATTAGACCACCCATCTTTTTTCAACGTTGCACCAAACACCACCTTGCCCACGTTGACTCGCATAGCACTTGCTATAACGCGCCTTTGCTTCATCAAGGCAATCCGTTTTCAAGACTTGCTCTACACCACCGGAATGATACTCAAAAACAGTGTAGCGCATTGCGCTTTCTCCTTTCAATGTCTGGCCTAGTCCAGACTCCTTATCTCTTTTGTTACCCCATTGCATAGCTAGGCCATGCATCAAAGGAAAGAGATTGCTTGTTTGCCTTCCGGTTCCTAGCGGCATCACCCGCTGGCCTTCCGTTTCGGTGAAGCCAGATAGCGCCAAATTTTCGGACAATGCAAGCAAAAAGATTCGTCAATAAAATCAAAGGGATACAAGACGACAAAACAACTCGTGATTAGACAATGGAACGAATCACCAGCTAACCCATTGAATTGCTTATAAGAATCACTTTGCGTTATTGAATATCTATTCATTGAGTCGTGTATTAACCCGCGTTCGTGAGAAGGAACACGCGCGCGCATTATGCGCGTGTGTGACATGGAAGATTGTTTAATCGTTAAACAATCAGCCATAGGGGGATAGGGGGTATGGTTTAATATTAAACTACCTAGTAGCATATTAGTTGAATGATTGAACGATTGATTTTCCGGTGATTTAGTGTTGAATGATGGGGGGCGGGGGTTGTATTCAACTCATTGCATCCGTTATGACGGAATTTTGTCCAACATGACAGACGGGAAGGGGCCGGGCATGGGCCACGGGGGGTTATGGTGTTGATATATATCACCTTTTCCAAAAAATAGGCTATTTAGCTGTTAACCATAAGCCGCCATTTCCTCTGATAAATCAAGGGCATAGGTTACACAATTGATAAATGTCAATTCCCCTCTTTTTTCGTCGCAACTTGTTGCGCTCTACGTAAGAGAAGGAGCAAAGCTTTGCTCCGACGATCTCCGATCAATAGATATTTTAAACGAGGGGACAAAATTTCTGAAAATAGTTTTGTTTAAAATCAATGGTTTGTAAAATAGTTTAAAAACCGATGTCTTTTTTAGGCCCTTTTTTACGTATATATAGTGAGAGATAAGAATTTTATCTCTTCTCTTTCCTTCCTTGGTTGATATATATAATATATTATCTGAGCGGAGACGGAGGCGAAGCGAACATAATTAATATATTAGGAATAATCTAGTATATGTAATATGTAGCGACGTAACAGGAAGGGAGCGCCGAAGGCGCTTTATAATGTTAAACATGTTAACATTATTTATTGACCAAATGGTCAGGTTTTTACATGGTGTCATAAGAGAGCTGCGTAGCGGCTTTCTTCTAGTCGATTAAAAGTCGATGAGCTTTTGCTCGTTTCGTGACATCATGTAAAAGCTTGACCAATATTGCTGATTTAGTTCAATGGTAGAACAGTGGTTTTGTAGTCCTCTGACGTGGGTTCGACTCCTACAATCAGCACCACTATCTTTCGGGGAAAACAATGAGTGATCACGAACCAGACCTTGTTCTGATTGATCCAAAGGAGTTGACGGAACAGGAAGTCAAGGCAGTGAAAGACTTCTTACGTATCACTCAATCTCTTGGTTCAATTGGTAGATGGATTATCTATGCAATCATCACGCTTGGGGCCATTGCTGCCACAGCACAACAACTCAAAATTGATTTATTTGGAACACACTAATGGCACAAAAAGAAAAACAATTGACAGCCGCTGAGATTGCTGCTCGTCGCCCTCAAGCCGCTAAGACGATGAAGCGTAAAGATGGTTCGACATATAGTCTTGGTGTTTCGTATGGGGGTGCTCCTAAAACATCTCCGAAGCCTAAAACTCGTCCTGCCCCTGTTAAGACTACAAAAAGCACCAAATCTCCTGTTGCTAAAGACGCAATGAAGGGATATAGAAAAGGTGATGTGATTGGTGTTGGAGCCAAGGCTGATTGGAATGTTGGCACAGGCACTGCAACTAAACGCTCCGTCACTGGTATGGATGGTAAAACTGTGACGGAAGGTAAGGCCGTTGTTGGTAAAATCAAACAATATGCCAAAGGTGGTATGGTTAAAGGGAAGAAGTGTTAATGGCTTCTAAATCACAACCTAAGAGACGCCCTGCCTTAAACGCTTACGATAAAAGAAAAGCTTCTGGGGATGGGGATAAAATGCCCATGCGAGGGCCTGATCCTAGAACTGCTGGAAGAGTATTTTCTCCTGAAGGTCTTTTTAAGCTGAAACAAGATCGGAAAACTGGGAAAAGGAAAGTTGGTGCATAATGAAAAAGCCCGTTAAAAAAGCCAAGGTTTGCAAAACCTGTGGCAAAGCCAATTGCAAGTGCTAAGGAAATAAAATGGCTCGTCCTCTAACAGATCAACAAAAACTATTTCTCGAAGTGCTTTTTGAAGAGGCTAATGGGGACTTTGTAGCTGCTAAAAAGCTTGCTGGTTATCACCCTACCTACCCCACCTCTTCCATCGTTAAAACTCTCGAAGATGAGATTATTAACGCAACGAAACAGTTTCTTTCTCGTTCTGGTCCCAAAGCTGCTGTAGGTTTGGTTGGTGTTCTAGACGATCCCACTCAATGGGGAGTGAAAGAAAAGCTTGCTGCTGCTAAAGACATTCTTGACCGTATTGGTGTCTCCAAGACAGAGAAGATTGACATTAACAGCAATGGGTTGTTCATTCTCCCAGCTAAGGATGAGTAATGGCCAGAGATTATAGAAAAGAGTATTTGGCCACTCAAGGGACGGCCAAAGGGAAAAAAGATAGAGCTGCTCGTAATAAAGCTAGAGCTATTATGGAAAAAGCAGGTAGGGTTAGAAAAGGAGATGGTAAAGAAGTGGATCATAAAAATTTTTCACCCAGAGATAATTCTCCCTCTAATTTAAGGGTTGTTTCTAGAGAAACGAATAGAAAAAAACAACCTAAGAGAAGCTGATGGAACAGCACCCGATAAGTGAACAGGATAATTTGCTCTTTGCAGACAAAAAGAATTGGAGAGCAATTCCTCGTTTAGCAAGAACAATTCCGTTTGGCTATCAGATTGATCCAGAAGATAACTCAATGCTCATTCCTGTAGAGTTTGAGCTGGAAGCTTTGGCTGTCGCCAAGAAGCATTTAAAACATTATAGCTATCGTTATGTAGCTGAATGGCTTTCTGAAGTTACGGGGAGATACATCTCTCATGTTGGATTGAAGAAAAGGGTGGAGGTTGAACGTATGCGTAGAACCTCTGCAAATGCTTTGAAGAATTGGACAGCCAGAGCAGAAAAAACACGTAAAGCTCTAGAATATTATACGGAGACTTTAGGGGCTAAATAATGAACGAAGAAGAACGGGCAAAACTTGCCTCTTTCCCCAAAGGGCCACGAACCAAACGTGTTCGCACCCCTGTGGCTACAAAGAAACCTGTTGTTAAAGAAGCACCACAAATTGTGGAAGTGCCCGATTATCAATTCGTGAATGAAATAGAAGAAGATAGAGAAATCATCTTCAAACCCAACAAAGGTCCACAAACAGATTTTCTTGCAGCCTCTGAAAGAGAGGTGTTATTTGGTGGGAGTGCTGGTGGTGGGAAGTCATACGCTATTTTGGCCGATGCTTTACGTGATCTTAATCATCCTCAGTTTCGTGGTTTGATCCTTCGTAGAACAACGGAAGAACTTAGAGAACTTGTTCAGAAAAGCCAAGAACTCTACCCCAAAGCCATTCCCGGAATTAAGTGGTCTGAACGGAAGATGGAGTGGAAAACCCCTTCTGGGGGCACATTGTGGATGTCTTATCTGGAAAGAGACCAAGACGTTACAAGATACCAAGGGCAGAGTTTTAACTATATTGCTTTTGATGAACTTACACAATGGCCCACACCTTACGCATGGAACTACATGCGTTCTCGTCTTAGAACTACAGCACCTGATTTAAAGCTCTATATGAGAGCTACGACCAACCCCGGAAACGTTGGTCATAATTGGGTGAAGAAAATGTTTATCGACCCTTCAGCTTGGAATAAAGCTTTTTGGGCAACAGATATTGAAAGTGGTGAAACTCTTCGTTGGCCAAAAGGCCACACACGAGAGGGAGAACCACTGTTTAAAAGACGCTTCATCCCTTCTCGTCTTTCGGACAATCCCTATCTCTACGAGAATGGTGAATACGAAGCTAACCTGCTCTCCCTACCGGAAGCAGAGAGAAAAAGACTTTTAGAGGGTGATTGGGATGTTATTGAGGGGTCTGCATTTCCAGAGTGGAACAGACAAATTCATGTTGTTGAGCCTTACGAGATTCCTGTTTCTTGGAGACGGTTTAGGGCTTGTGATTTTGGGTACAGTTCTTACTCAGCCGTTTTATGGTTTGCGGTGACACCAGAGGAACAACTGGTCGTCTACCGAGAGCTTTACGTTTCAAAAATGTTGGCAACAGACCTCGCAGACACAATCCTTTACATGGAACAAGATGATGGCCCGATTACTTATGGCGTACTTGATAGTTCTTGTTGGCACCAAAGAGGGCAAACAGGTCCATCTATTGCGGAAACGATGATTGCTCGTGGATGTCGTTGGAGACCTTCTGATCGTAGTCGTGGAGCTAGAGTGGCGGGTAAGAACGAAGTTCACAGACGCCTTCAAGTAGATGAATACACAGAAGAGCCTAGATTGGTTGTCTTCTCTAATTGCATTAACACAATTGCACAAATCCCAGTTTTACAATTGGATGTGAATAACGTAGAAGATGTAAACACAAAGGGTGAAGACCACATTTACGATGCTCTTCGTTATGGTGTTATGTCAAGACCTAGATCGACAGCTTGGGATGTAAATCCAGATACAGCTAGACATTACAGACCAGCAGATTTGGTTTTTGGATATTAAAGGAATAATGAATGGACGATCAGCTTTCTTATGAAAATGAAGGCATTGATGCTACTCAAACAGTGCCAATGGATGAAGCTGTTGCATTCGTTCGTGAAAGATTTGAAAGAGCTAGAACAAAAAAACTTCTTGATGAAGAGCGTTTTCTAAATGCTTACAGAAACTTTCGTGGTCTCTACAGCTCAACTACACAGTTTAGCGATAAAGAGAAAAGTAAGGTTTTTGTTAAAGTTACGAAAACTAAAGTGTTGGCTGCCTATGGTCAAATCGTAGAGGTTTTATTTGGTAATGGTGATTTTCCTATTTCGGTTGATCAGACGAAACTTCCTGAAGGTGTATCCGACAGTGTAAGTTTTGACCCTCAAACTCCTGATGGTGCAGCTCCTCTTAAGTCTCCTTTTGGGACGAAAGATGGCCCCCCGCTTCCTCCGGGAGCTACAGAATTTAACCTCGGCGCTATGGCCGAGAAGCTTGCTCCCATTCAAGGCAAGCTTCAAGTTGGTCCGGGGACAACTGCCACATCCGTCACATTCAATCCTGCACATGTTGCAGCGAAGAAGATGGAAAAGAAAATCCAAGATCAATTGGAGGAAAGTGGTGCATCTAAACATTTGAGAGCTTCAGCTTTTGAGTGTGCACTATTTGGAACAGGTGTTTTAAAAGGGCCTATGGCCTTAGACAAAGAATACCCCAAGTGGGATGATAAAGGTGTCTATACACCAGTCACAAAACTTGTTCCAACTATTTCTCATGTCTCCATTTGGAATTTCTATCCTGACCCTGACGCAGCGAATATGGATCAGGCGGAATATGTGGTGGAGAGACACAAGATGTCTCTTAAAGACCTCAAAGATTTGAATAAACGTCCTTTCTTCAAGCCCAAAGCTATTGAAGATGCCATTGATAGTGGCTCTTCGTATGTAAAAGAATATTGGGAATTTGAAATGGAGGATGGGAACACCAATCCTGATGTGGAAAGGTGGGAAGTTCTGGAATATTGGGGGTATATTGAGGCTGAACACCTTCGTAATAAAGGTATTGTAGTTGATAAGAGTATCAAAGACGATGATATGATTAGTGCAAACATTTGGACTTGCAATAATCAAATCCTTCGTTTTGTAATTAATCCCTTCCAACCTGCTCGTATCCCTTATTACGCGGCTCCATATGAGATGAACCCATACAGTTTCTTTGGAATTGGTGTGGCAGAGAATATGGAAGATACACAATTACTCATGAATGGCTTCATGCGTATGGCTGTAGATAATGCTGCACTATCTGGCAACCTTGTTTTTGAAATTGATGAGACAAATTTGGTTCCGGGTCAAGAGTTAGACATTCATCCGGGCAAAGTTTTTCGTCGTCAAGCGGGTGCTCCGGGTCAAGCTATTTTTGGGACAGAGTTTCCAAATGTGGCAAATCAGAATTTGATGCTTTTTGACAAAGCTAGAGTTTTGGCTGACGAAAGCACAGGATTACCTTCGTATTCTTATGGCCAAACAGGCATTCAAGGGGTGGGCAGAACTGCTTCTGGCATCTCAATGCTGATGAATGCGGCTAATGGCTCAATCAGAACAGTTGTAAAGAACCTCGATGACTATCTTTTAGGTCCGTTAGGAAGAGCTTTCTTTGCTTTCAACATGCAATTTGACTTCGACCCTGAAATTAAAGGGGATTTGGAAGTTAGTGCTCGTGGAACTGAGAGTTTAATGGCGAATGAAGTGAGAAGTCAGCGTTTGATGCAATTCCTTGGAATTGTTTCTAATCCAATCCTTGCTCCGTTTGCTAAATTGGACATCATTGTAAGAGAAATTGCTAAATCGCTTGATCTTGATGAGGATAAAGTGACCAATTCTCTATCTGATGCTGCTATTCAAGCTGAATTGCTTAAAGCTTTCCAACCTCCCACTGGCCCACAAACTCAAATGCCTCCGGGAATGTCCCCTCAAGGTGGTCCTCCGGCTCCGGCAGGGGTCCAAGTGGGTGATACACAAGGCTCTGGTGGTGGAATGATGGGCACAGGTTCTGTCCCTGCTCCTTCCACCCCCGGTTTTAGCGCAAATGGTGTTCAATGAACGGTTTAAAAGGTTTCGTCAACAGTCCGGGCTTTAATGAGGCGTTCATTGAGATGATCAATGGACGCATTTCTCAGGTTCAACGACTTTTAGAGCAAAGTATGCGAGTGGAAGAGATTTATCGCGCTCAGGGGCAAATTACAGCCCTTCGTAAACTCCTCACACTTAAGGACGATATAAACGCATTGGAAAAATAAATGGCTGTAACAGCATTAAGTGATATTTCCCCTAATAACATCCCGCTTAATGCAGGGCCTAATGACCCTTTTGTTGGTCTCACAGATGATGGTGGTAGTTCCTATAAGTCAATTATTGACGGCTCCACTTATACTATCTATCCAGAAAAAACAGAACAACGTGGCTCTTACGTCAAGGCCGCAGGTGAAAAACTTAAAGATTTTGGCAGTTGGTTTACCACACCTCAATCTTTGAGTGGGATTAATAGTGATGTTGGTAATTTTATCACTAAAACTGGCTCTGCTCTTGCTCATGGTGTCTATGACCCTATTGAGCGTATGGTTACGGGGAAAGGCACTATTGGTGATTTGAATACAACAGTAGCTAATGTTGCTGGTGCTACAGTAGCCCCCAAAGCTACAACTGGGTTTAAGGCAGACGAAGATGCTCTTGGAGTTTTCTTCTCTGCCCCCTCTAAAGTGGCTAAAGAGGCAGATTATTTAAAAAGAAGTGGGTTTACCCCAGAAGAAGTTCTTCGTCGAACAGGGGCTAGTGAGCATCCAAAATCTGGATGGCTTATGGAAACTGACGACAGTAAGTTTACAACTTCCCCCGATTATATTCATTTTGCTGAAAATGTTTCTCCTACAGGTGTAGCTATTGGGCCTGTTAAAGATGCTTTTAAACACAAAGAGCTTTATGAAAAAGTGGCTGGCCTTGGTGAGATGAAAGCTAATGTTGCTACAGACCTTACCGCCGATTTACAAATCTCTAGAGGTCATAAAGCAGCATTTGACCCCAGCACAGAAACTATCTTCACAAGAACTCTTTCTGATGATGCAACAGTGTTGCACGAATTGCAGCATGGTGCCGACAAGATTGAAGGAAGAGAGGGTGGGACAAGCCCAAATTATCTTTCTGTAAAGGTTGGTAAAGTTTATGGTCAACTTAATTTATATGGCAAAGCTTACCTTACAGCTTTAGATGACTTGTCCACTGCCGAAAAAGCTTACAATTATGTTGTGAAACAAGTTGAAGAGTTTAAGGGTAAACCCGACAATTTTACAACAGTGGATGGTGAAACTCTTGGGCAGTTACGCTCAGAGGTTAGTAGGATTGCAGATCATAAGAGTAATGTAGAAGACAGTGTTTTACAACTCAGAGAGCAATATCCAGAGTTTGCATCTTCGTTAGAAAACCTTTTTGCTATTACCAAATTTGACAAACCGTCTGAGATGGGATACTACGATCTCTATACTAGAAATGAGGGAGAGGCTCTTGCTAATTTAACAGCAGATAGAGCTAACCTTACAGCTAGTGAACGTTCTTTAAATCTCCCCGCATTCTCTGATGATACATGGACAGCTAGAGAGTTAGATGGTGCTTTAGCAGATGTTCAATCTCAAATTGATAAAGCAAATGGTGTTGAAGATTATAAAACACAACTTATGAATCTTCCTTATGATTTGGGGTTATCAGCTAAAACTGATCCAATTCCTCGTTATAAAAAGAAGAAATTTGAAGATAATGGTGGTCCTCCCCTTGAAGATAATGAATGGGCACATCCTGATCTAAGTTTTCAATCCCCTCTTCGTCCATTTATTGATAGTTTAGAGTTTCCTAAAGATGGGATTAAGGGTAGTCAATTTTTAAAAGAATTGAATGATAATCCAACAATTAGAACTTCTGAATGGAATGCAACAGGGATTGAAATTGATCCTGCTAAAAGATACACTAGAAAAGATATAATTGATCAATTAAATGACCATCCTTCTAGTTATGAAATTCTCCCCTCTGGCCAAGGTTATCAGCGATATCAAAGGCAACAAGAGGTTGGATTACGAGACCCAGAAATCAGTTATCAAGAGCTTACAATCAATTCTCCTAATGACTATAACACAGGTGATCCGAGATTTAAAGCTAATTATCAACACTATCACAACGGAACACTCGCTCATACTCGTTATAGTGTGAGAAAAGATGCTATTACTGGTGAAACCTATCTTCTTCCAGAAGAACTTCAATCTGATCTTGTCCAAAAAGGATGGCAAAAACCATCTAAAAAAATAGATTATGATAAAGCTCTTAAAAAGAGCTTATATGAAAGGGTGATTTATACTTGTGATAAAAGATTTGAAAACACCCCTGAAAATTTAGTTCTTAGAGATGAGTATTTAGCTGCATTAAAAGAGTATATAGCCAATTCTACACTAGAAGTTTGGGAAAATTTTTATAAGTTAAAACTTAAATTAAAAAAAGCTTATGAAGAAAATGTTCCTGAAATATGGGATGATTCAGAGGTAGAATTAAGTTGGACAAATTATTATAAAAGTTTGGATGAAAGCGTTCAGATTGCGCTTTACAAAGCCCCAAACAAAACATTTAATAATCCACCAATCACTAAAATCTCAGAATCTGTTCGTCTCTTAGGAGACGCTATTCTAGCAAAAGCTTCTGATCTTGGTATCAACAAGGTGGTGTTTCCTCCGATTGAAAAAATCGTAGAAGCAAGATTTAAAAATAGTCCCTCTGAAATTGCTAAAGCTCTTAACCCAAAATCTGGTTTTTATCAAACTTATGTTACATCTCTGAAGAAATATCTAGATGAGCTTAAGCAAGAATTTGGTGATGATGTTCAGATTTCTCAAAAAAAGATGAACTACACAGAAAGCTCACCAAGTAGTGCAAGAGATTCTCAGCAATTTTGGGATCATATTAGGACAGTTCCGGGGTTAGAAGATGCTGGTCTTGGAATGGCTAACCCAAAATATGAGTTGAAGTTTCTTTATAGAGCTTTTAGAAACGCAGCCTTGAGGCCGTGGTCTGATTCATCTTTTATTACAGATGAAGAGAGAGGAGTTATGTCTGCTCTTTATTCGGCTGGTTATGATGTCGGGGCTGCAAGAACTCTTGTAGAACAAGGGGGTACGTGGGCTGACTTTGTTAGTAAGTTAAAAGCAGATTACTTCAATAAAATTAACCCCCCAGAAAATCTCCCTGTCTATGGGATAGAGGTGGACATTTCTAAACTAGGTTCTAAATATGACCTGACTAAACCAAGATTTGCCGAAGGAGGCTCCGTGGAAAACACACAAAATACAAATCCAGTTCCTCCGGGTGCTTTACCGAACGAAGTGGCAGATAATGTAGATGCAAAGCTTTCAGAGGGTGAATACGTTCTCCCTGCTGATGTTGTTCGTTATCTTGGACTAGATTACGTAGAAAAAATGGTGAACAAGGCAAAGGAAGGGCTGGCTAAACTAAACGCTCAAGGGCGTATTGGTGGACAAGGCCCTGATGATTTACCTTTTTCTCCTGAAGAGCTGCAAGCTCACGATGCTCAGGTTCAAGCTCCTGATCAAGTTCAGGCCCCAGTGAAAATGGCTAAGGGTGGTAGTGTTAATTCACAAACCCCTTGGACAATCAGTCAAGGTGGGTGGCAAGTTCACTCAGACAATGATATTGATCCTGCAACGGGATTGCCTTATTGGATGAGTAAGCAAAACCAACCTAAAAAAGAGGAACAACCCAAAGCCAATCCTTGGCCTAATGGTTTTGATCAACCTTTACACGAGAAAAGCACATTTCAAACCCCCACAGGGCTTGCTGGTTCAGTGGATCAATGGGGGCCTGATGACTTCTTAAACTATGCAAGAAGTAAAGACAGTGGTATAGAAAAGGGTGTTGAATCTGCTGTTGGAGCTTTTGTACCATTCGGTGGTTTGGCTGTAAAAGCAAGACAAAACTACCTGAACAGAAATGTTCCTAAAGCTCTTGATGAAATGCTTTCTAGGGGAACAAATAAAGATGGTACACCTCTCTCAGCTCAACAAAGAGCTGACTTGCAAGCTTTAAAAGATAAAATGTCCACAACTAATACAACACAACATTCTGGGTTGTTTGGAGGCATTAGGGACGCATTTAATGGTATGTTCCATTCAACAGTAAGTCCCACAGTGAGCACGGGTGGCGGAGAGAATGCGAATAAAACGCAATCTGTTTCTTCATCTCTTTCTCAAGGAACTAAAACTGCTGTAGGCGATAACGATAAAAAGAACTTCGCTCACGGTGGTTATGTAACAAGACGTAAACATTAGCAATGGCCACCCGCTAGAAGCGGCCCCAAAGGATAACATATGACCGACTATATTGCACCTCGTTCAGTCTCTAGATTAGAAGAAGAAATTGCTGCTCTAGAGGGTAAACAAGCAGAGGAATTAGAAACAGAAACTACAGAAGTTCCTGTTAGAGAAGAAGTTTTAACAAAAGATGAAGAGACGTGGAAAAAGCGTTACTCTGATCTTCGTAGAACTTCTCAAAAGCAGATGGATGATCTCAAGAGATTGACGAAAGAGGTTGAAGACCTTAAATCGACAAAAACTAAGCCCACACTAAATATTTCCTCTGTTGAGGAAGCCACTAAATGGGCGAGAGAAAACCCTCAAGCTGCTTCTATTATCCGTGCTTTGGCAAATGAACAGGTTGGTTCCAAAGAAGATGACGTGAAAGCAATCCGTCTTGAACTGGAAAAGAATAAACAAGAAGCTCGTATCAAAAAGGCTCATCCCGATTTTGAAGATATTACGGCTTCTGATGAGTTTCATGATTGGGCTGAAAGTCAGCCTCAAACCATGCAAAAACTTATTTATGATGGTGAAGCAGAAGATGTTATTTGGGCATTGAGTGCCTACAAAAAAGAAATGGTTGCAAATCAGATTAACCCAACTAAAGAAGCTGCTAAATCCGTTGTAAATAAACTCTCGTCTGCACCTGCTGATGGAAGTGGAAAGAAAACTTTCACTGAGTCGCAAGTGCAAAAAATGTCGATGGCAGAGTATGAAAAGAATGAAGCCGCAATCGCTCAATCGCAGCGTGATGGCACATTCGTTTACGACCTCTCTGGCGCGGCACGTTAATTAGGCCGAGGGGGTGTTGCAAGCCCCCTCCTCCCCTAAAAGACAAATAAACAACTAAGTTACCCTAAAGAGTATGGGCCGTAGATGCTGCAAACATTTACCACCCCAGAAAACGTAGGCCCTTAAGTGTTGATGGTCGTTTTTTAATCGGATGCTAGACATCCTCCATTAACAAAAGGAAACTACTAATGGCTTTTCGTTCTGCGGCTGGGCATACCAGCCTTCCTAATGGCGTTTTTTCGCCTATTGTCTATTCTAAAAAAGCACAACTGGCCTTCCGTCGGGCTTCGGTGGTTCAGGCTATTGTGAACACGGACTACTTTGGTGAAATTGCCTCTTTCGGTGATACCGTTAAAATTATCAAAGAGCCGGAAATCAGCATTCGTCCGTATTCGCGTGGTAAAATTATCACCCCGCAAGATTTGGTCGATGAAGACTTCACTCTGGTTATTGACCAAGCCAACGAATTTGCGTTCATGCTTGAAGACGTTGAACAGGCTCACTCGCATGTGAACTGGATGTCGATGGCCACTGATCGTGCTGGCTTCCGTCTGAAAGACCAGTTTGATGCGGAAACGCTTGGTTACATGTGTGGCTTTAAACAATCCACAGTTGGTAGCCCGGCTGACACTGTTCGTGCCTCTACCGATATTCCGGGTACTAAAGCCCTGTCTACAACTGGTAACGACGAACTTCTGACTTCCAACAAACTGAATAGCGGTTCGTTCCTGTCTGGTGGTGGTGATAACTCGATCCCGGTTGCTCCTCGTATGCCCGGTCAACAAACCAAACCGACAACGCTGGTTTCGCCTCTGGGCATCATTGCTCGTATGGCTCGTAACCTCGACGTGCAAAACGTTGACCAAAATGGTCGTTGGCTGGTTCTGGACCCGGTGTTCATTGAAATGCTGAAAGATGAAGACTCGCGTCTCATCAATTCGGATTTTTCTGAAAAAGGTGCTCTGCGTAATGGTAATATTGGTAAGCAAATTCATGGCTTCACCATTTACCAATCGAACTCGCTGCCGCGTGTTGGCACTGGCCCGACTACTACGGGTACAACCAGCCAAAACTCGAACTATGGCGTGATCGTCGCTGGCCATTCTTCGGCTGTTGCTGCTGCGGAAAATATCACTAAAACTGAGACTTTCCGTTCGCAAGAAGCTTTTGCCGATGTTGTCCGTGGTATGCACGTTTACGGTCATAAGATTCTTCGTCCTGAAGCTCTTATCACTGCTAAGTATAACGTGGCTTGATCTAGGAAAGGACATAGAATATGGCTACTATTAACAGCGCAAAGCGTAATACTACGCAAGTTCTGGACGCTGGCGATAAACTTTTCGCCCGTGTAATTGAAACTACTTTTGACTTTTCCACTGATGGTACTATGACCACAGCTACCGACACCATTAACCTGATGACGTTGGCTGCTGGGACAGTGGTTCTGGCTATGACTGTCCAGCAAATCACTGCTGGTACAGGTACAGGCACTGTTGTTGGTCAAGTTGCTGGTACAACTGTTACAGGCACACTTGCCTCGACAGCAGCGGCTCTGACACTGGCTGCTACAACTCCGGCTACAATTCCGGTTGTTGTGCCTGCTGGTGGTGGTGAAGTTACCCTGCTTGGTGCTACTGCCACCCGTGTTGATGGCAAAGTGAGAGTGGTTCTGGTTGTGGTGGAAGGCGATAAGACGCCCCGTACACCCATTGTTGTGAACAAAGACGCTTCGTAATTTTAGTTGGGGCTGCCACCTTCAGTGGTGGCCCCTTCTTTTTATCTCAAAGGAAAATAGATGTCTAAGGGCGACACATTTGAAAATGATTTCTTGAAGTTAATCTTCAACGCGACAGCAATTGCTAACATTGCTGATAACGCTGCCACTTCCCCACTGACCAACTTGTATGTCTCCTTACACACAGCCGATCCGGGGGAGGCTGGCTCTCAAACGACTAACGAAACAGCTTATACAAGTTATGCTCGTGTAGCTGTTGCTCGCACTTCTGGTGGTTGGACAGTGACCGCTGCAAGCGTTTCGCCTGCGGCTACAATTGTCTTCCCCACTTGTACGGCTGGTACATCCACAATCACTCACTTTGCTGTGGGGACGTTGTCGAGTGGTGCTGGTAAGCTGCTTTATAGTGGCACGGTTACACCTAATATTTCCGTTTCTAACGGTGTTGCACCTCAACTTACTACTGCGTCAACCGTTACTGAGGATTAATTTATATGGCAAAGGTTTTTGTGAACCGGGCAAAAATGACCACGGCAACCACGGGCACTGGCACAATCACGCTTGGGTCGGCCTCATCCGGTTTCCAAACCTTCGCGGCGGCGGGCCTGATTGATCAGGACGAGGTGCGCTATGTGATCGAGGACGGCACGGCATGGGAGATCGGCACGGGCGTTTATACCGCATCCGGCACGACCATGACGCGGGCACTGGAACAATCCAGCACTGGATCGCTAATCAGCCTGTCAGGGTCGGCGACCGTCTATGTCACGGCGGCGGCAGCGGACATCCAGCCGCAGAACATCTTCGGCACGGACATCGCGCTGAATACCAACTCATTCCTGTTTTGAGGTAGGACAATGGTTCAAAATACAACCCCGATTTTCGCCCAAATCCCGCAGAACGAATGGGCGGCGGGCATCACGGCGGCAAACACCGCCAAGGACGGCACGGGCACCGTTAACCTTGTTTTTACGGCAGATGCTACAGATGGTAGTTATTTGCAAAAACTGATTGTTCGTCCTCTTGGCACCAACGTTGCGTCGGTCTTGAGAGTTTTCTTGAATAACGGCGCAACAAACACTACGGCGTCTAATAACGCATTGATTGCCGAATTATCATTACCAGCGACGACTAACACAGAAGTCGCAGCTATTGCTGGTTTTGAAATCCCGATGAACATTGCGCTTGCCGCTGGTTATCGAATTTATGTCGTCCTTGGGACGGCAGTTGCAGGCGGCTACACCGTTGCTGGTATCGGAGGGAAATACTAATGGCCACTTATATTGCTATGACGTTGCGGCTCGATGGTGTTGAAAGTACCGTCTGGCAAAAAATTGAGTTGGCGTCAACTGAGATTGTAACGGCACAGGTAATTTCCTATGTCGATGCAGATGGAAATCCAATGGAACTGCCGGAACCTTATGAAATGGAGGTTTTGACGGGAGTTGAATACCTAGTTCCGGGGTTGATTTAATGTTTCCTTTTTTCTTACCAAAAGAAACTGGCCAAACACGACGTTTTGATCCGGTCGGGACAAACGTCTGGCAAACTTTCGTCATTCCTGATGGTGCTGTTGCTCTTGCCATCCTTGCCGTCGGTGGTGGAGGCGGTGGTGGAGCAGGCTTCACGCGGGCCTCTGGTAATGGTGGTGGCGGAGGTGGAGGCGGATCAGGTAGCATCACACGCATGTGGGTGCCGACCGCCCGATTGGGCCGGGTGCTTTATATTTCTCCCGGTGTTGGCGGTGCGGCAGGCACAGCGGGTGGTGCATCCGTTGTGCAGCTTGCCGGAGGTGCAGTTGCTGCGGCTTTGCAACTACTGACGACCAACGGTGGTGGTGCAGGTGGTACAGGTGCACTTGCTGCTGTTGGGGCAGCCGGAGCGGCTGGGGCTATTGCATCTGGTGGGGCATATACCGCGCTTGGTAATTTCATCGCCTTTGCGGGTGTTGCCGGAGGAGCTGGTGGTGCTGTAGCGGGCGGTGCTGGTACTGGTGTGGTTTTTGGTGCATCGGCACTGTTCGTAACAGGCGGTGGCGGTGGAGCTGGCACAAGCGCGGCTGACTTTGCTGGCGGCACCGTTACCGGATCAGGCATCTGCGCCACGATCAATGGTGGTGCGGCAGGCTCAAACCCCGGCGGTGCGGGCTATGAATTGTGGACTCCTCCGACGTTTTGCGGTGGGTCTGGCGGCGGCTCGTCTAACGCGGGCGTCGGCGGTGCGGGCGGAAATGGTGCTCGTGGTTGTGGCGGGGGTGGAGGCGGTGCTGGCACAACAGGTGGTGCTGGCGGACGCGGTGGTGATGGCTTTGTTATGATAACGGTGATCTACTAATGATTCCTTTTGCATTCCCCCAGATGGCAGGAAACACCGTTAGGTTTGATCCTCCCGGTAACACGCTGCAATGGCAGCATTACGCAATTCCTGAAGGCGCTGTAGCATTAGATATTCTCGCTGTAGGTGGGGGTGGTGGTGGAGGCGGTGGATTTAACCGCACAGCAGGTTTGGCAGGTGGCGGGGGCGGTGGTGGAGGTGGGGGAGCTGTTTCCCGTCTTCTGATTGCTACAGCCTATCTTCCAAAAGTGCTTTTTGTTATGGCGGGTCGAGGTGGGGATGGTAACGTTTCTGGTGGTGGTTCGGCGGTTGCAGGGACGACTTCGCTTGTCCAGATCACTGGGGACATCATCAGCACATCTTACCAACTGATCGGGGCCACAGGTGGCAACGGTGGTGCAGCGGCAAGTTCTGGCACAGGTGGTGCAGCAGGTTCGGCTTCTGGTGCATATACAGCTAATATCTATGGGCCTCTTGGCTCGTATATGGGGCTGATTGGTGCAGCAGGAGCAGCAGGTGGCTCGTCTGCGGTTGGTGCGACGGTGACATGGGGCGCAACGGCTACATTTGTCTCTGGTGGTGCAGGTGGTGGTGGAGCTACAGCATCGGATAACCTTGGTGGTGCCATCACTGGTGCTGGGCTTTGTCCAACTATTGCTGGTGGACCTACACTTGGTAATGGTGCTGATGGCTTTACATTATGGACGCCTATGACATTTTCGGGCGGCTCTGGTGGTGGATCGAATAACAGCGGTGCTGGTGGTGTTGGTGGTGCTGGCGGACGTGGCTGTGGTGGTGGCGGAGGAGGTGTTGGTGTCTCTGGTGGCCGTGGTGGTCGAGGTGGTGATGGCTTTGTTATGATCACAGCTATTTTCTAAAGAGGTTTTACATGTTAGGTTTTTCCCCACTTGCCTCTGCTCCTATTGCTGATGATGCTGTTGTCACCGCTTCTGCTTCTGGTGTAGCCTCTGCTTCTGGTGTAGGAACAGCAACAGGTGTTGGTAGTTCTACAGCTTCGTCTACAGCTTCTGCATCAGGTGTTGGTAATGCTTCTGGTGTAGGCTTTTCAACAGTTTCGGCTGTTGGCTCTGCTAGTGGTTCTGGTTCAGCTTCTGCTGTGGGCCTTGCTGCTGTTGCTGGTGTTGGAAGCTCTTCTGGTTCTGGTGTTGCGACAGGTGTAGGTTTCTCTACAGCCTCTTCCACAGGAAGCTCTTCTGGGGCAGGGGCTGCTACAGGCGTTGGGAAGGCCCTAGCAAACGCAACAGCTTCTTCGACTGGTGTAGGTAGTGCAAATGGTACAGGGGCCTCTACGGCCTCTTCTGTGGCCTCTGCAAGTGGTTCTGGTGTAGCTACTGGTGTTGGATTCTCAACAGCCTCTGGTGTAGGTAATGCTACTGGCACATCCACTGTCTCTGGTGTTGGTTCTACAGGGGGTGGTGGTTCTGTTGGCTCTGCTTCTGGAACATCTACAGCATCTGCTGTTGGTGCATCTACAGCATCTGCTGTTGGTGCCTCTTCTGGGGTTGGAACAGCAAATGGTGTGGGGATTTCTCTAGTCTATGCTGTGGGGAGTTCTTCTGGAACATCTCTGGTAAGTGGTGTTGGTAAATCTCTGGTATATGCTGTTGGCTCTGCTTCTGGCAGTTCAACAGTTTTAGGGGTTTCTCCTCTAGAAAATATTGGACAAGCCTACGGAACATCTACAGCCCTTGGTGTCTCATCTTATTTTTGGGATACCTCTGCCTTTAGTAAATTACGGACAATCATCCTTTGGGAAGATAGAAATAATAGAACATATCTGGTGGAAAATCAAAACAGGACAGTTTTGTTAGAAGCTACAAATATCAACAGAGTTTTTACACCAGAAGCCCAGAATAGAGAGATGAAGGTATCATGAGCTATAGATGGCCTAATAAAGACCCAAATGAAACATTAGACTATACGATTGATTGGTCTAGACTTCTGCCATCTGGTGGTACGGTGACGGCAGCTTCGTGGTTTATTGATGACGCTGATGGTGTCAAAACTGCTGTTACAGCAGCTTCTACAGTGAATGGATTGACAGTGACTACAACTACAGCTACAGCAACAAAGACAACAATTGTCCTTTCGGCTGGAACACAGAATGTAGATTATAAAATCTCTTGCCAAGCAACTTTTTCAAATGGTAATATTGTAGAACGTAGTGTCAGATTAAGTGCGAAGGAAATCTAATGTCAACATATAATTTTCTTGGCTTAGTCAACGATGTTAATAGAACATTGAATGAAGTGGAACTAACTGAATCGACATTTGCTACAGCTATTGGGTTTTATTCAACAGTGAAAGATGCTGTTAATGAATCCATTAGAGGAATTAACTATGAACAGTTTGAATGGCCTTTCAATCACGTTCTTCAAGAAGAAGTTTTAGTCGTAGATCAAACCAGATATTCACTTCCTAATGATGTGAAGACAGTTGATTTAGACAGCTTTCGGGTGAAGTATGATGAAACTCTTGGTAGCAATACAGCAAAGCTCAAAATCATCAGTTACGAAGAGTATCTTTCTACTTATCTGGATCAGGAATACAATGTAACAAATGGGTATAAAGGTGTGCCTGATACAGTTTTTAGAACACCTAATATGCAATTTGGAATTGTCCCTGCACCAGATAAGGCTTATAATATTGCTTACGAGTATTATCGTTTACCTGTTGATTTAGATGCTGCTACAGACATTCCCACTGTTCCAGATGCTTTCAGGCATGTCATTAGAAATGGTGCTCTTTATCACGCTTATATGTTTAGGGGTGATTTGGACTCTGCTGCCCTCTCGTTAAAGAAATATGAAGATGGCATCAAAAATATGAGAACCATTTTCATTAATCGTTATGAACAGGCACGTTCACACGTTATCCAAAGATAAGAGATAAATATGCCCGATCAATTACAAATTTTCCCAGTGGAGTTTAGAGGCGGGCTTATTTCCAACTTAAGTCCTTTGCAACATGGGATGAATGCTGTTGGCTCTGCCACAATGCTTCAGAACTTTGAACCTGCCAAAGATGGTGGGTATAAAAAAATTCTTGGTTATACAAAATACATTGCTGGCTCAGTTCCGGGAAGTGGAGCTATCTTAGGGGTTAATGTAGCAAATGCGGATGAAGTGGTTTGTGTACGAAAAAACGGCTCAAATAAGTCCGAATATTATATCAATTCTGGCGCTGCTTGGTCTTCATTGGGGGCAGCGGCTCTTTTAGGAACAAAAACTAGGGCTGCTCATTTTAATTTCAATGGCACACCTAAGATTATGTTTGTTGATGGTGTCAATAGTCCTGCTGTATTTAATGATTCCACTAACACCCTTTCATGGATTGTCCCTGGTGTTCCTACACTAGCTCTCCCTGCGGATTTGATTGGGGCTTCTCACGTAGCAGTTTTGAATGGTACAATCTTTGTCGCCAACCAAAATAAGGTGATTTTTAGTTCATTGTATAATGAACTTGATTGGTCTGCGGCTTCTGGTGGCGGTATCATCAATGTTGCTTCCATCGTTACAGGACTTATTGTTTTTCGTGATCAGTTAATCATCTTTACAGAGAACTCAATTAAGGTCATTACTGGCAACACTTCTTCTGACTTTAATCTTGGCACTATTACAAGTGACTTAGGTTGCCCCTTCACAGACACTATTCAAGAAGTTGGCGGTGATATTGTTTTCATGGGGCCTGATGGTATCAGGTATTTAAGCGCCTCTCAACGTATTGATGATTTTGGTTTAGAACTTGCTTCTGCACCTATTGCAAAAGATATGAAAACCTTTATTGCATCTGCTACAGAATTTTGCAGCTTGGTTCTACGAGAGAAAGCTCAATATCGTGTCTTCTCATATGTAAGCACAAATACAGCAGATTTATCAAAAGGGCTTTTAGCTACTAAGTTTTCTAACCAAGATAGTTCTGATATGCAATGGGCTACAATGGTTGGATATAAAGCCTATTGTGCAGATGGTAGATATGCTAGTGGCAGAGAGATTGTAGTCTTTGCTAATGATGATGGCTATATTTATAAAGCAGAGAATGGTTCCTCAAGAGATGGGGCAGTTATTCAGGCTGTTTATAAAAGCCCCTTCATGCCAATCACTGATCCGACGAAAAGAAAAACTGTATATAAGATGACTTTGTATACAAAAACATCTGGGGATTTTTCAGCCAACATTAATTTTTATTATGATGACTACAAAATTGACAACTATAACCCAATTAGTCCTCCGCAGATTGTAATTAGCAATGCTTCTAGTGGGATATTTACTTGGGGAAGTCCAACTACATTGTGGGGGACATTTACTTATGGGGATCAATTGGATAATATTTATGAATCCCATGTAATCGGTGCTGGTAAAACTGTATCTTTTAGTATAGAAGATAATAGTCTAAATCCTTCTTTTAGTCTTGATACAGTTGTTTTAGAATATAGAGAAAACGACAGGAGATAAAATGACTGGATACACCAGACAAGACGTAGGAAATAATATTGCTAATGGTAACGTAGCTGATGCTGGTGTATTAGACTCTGAGTTTGATGCAATTGTAGCGGCTTTCCATTCGTCTACAGGCCATGCTCATGATGGCACAGCAGCTAGTGGTCCTCCGATTACTAAACTTGGCCCTGCTCAAGAAGTTACAATCAGTGGCTCTGGCATGTTCCCCAAAGCAGATAATACCTACGATTTAGGTTCTGCTCTGCTTAGTTGGAAAGGCTTGTGGCTAGATGGCACAGCTACAGTTGCTGCTCTGACAACAAGTGCTGCGACAATCACTGGTGGGACAATCACGGGTATCACTGATCTTGCTGTTGCGGATGGTGGCACTGGTGCTTCTACAGCATCTGCTGCCAGAACCAATCTTGGTCTTGGGACAATGGCTCTTGAAACAGCTACAAACTATCCAAAGCTTGCCACATCTAATACTTTTACAGCTAACCAGACTATCTCTAATGCAGTTCCGTCTTTACTTATTGATGATACGGATGCCTCAGTTGGTGGGTCTTCTAGCTCTAGAGTGGAGTTTAATGCGACTGGTGCTCAGAATGGCCTTGTAGGATTTAACAGCGCAATAGATATGTCTGTTGTGGCAAATAAAAGTGATGTTATCATCTCTTCTGATGCTAACAACCTTACTGCATCTTCTGGGGTTCAGTTTAAGGTGGATGGAACACTGGCCGGAAGAATTGAACCTGCTGGAACGTCTCTCCCCAACACAACATCGGTTGTTACACAAGAAAAAGGTGATGCAAGATACGCCAGACTTGGGGCTACAAACTTATTTACTACTAACTACTCTTTAGAAAATACAGCCCCTGTTTTCACCATTAACGATAGTGATGCTTCTGTCGGTTTGTCTTCTGTAGCTAGGGTGGACTTTAATGCTTCTGGTTTTCAACAAGGATTGGTTGGATTTAGTGGGGGTTCTGTATTAAACTTGTATGCAGCGCAAGGTAATGTCACTATTGCTGCTGATGCTGCAAATGCCGCAGCAAGCTCTGTAATTACCCTTCAAATTGATGGAGCAACTGCTGGTCGTGTAGAACCTGCCGGAACATCTTCTCCTAACGCTACATCCGTCATTACTCGTGAAAAAGGTGATGCTAGATATTACATTCAAGATTCCAGCTACACTCTGGCAAACACTTCACCAACAATTACGCTGAATGATACAGATGCTTCTGTTGGAGGTGTTAATAACCATGCTATCAACTTCAATAGCAGTGGCTCTTTATCAGCTTCAATAGGTCATAGGGGTGGATCAAATTTCCAATATATGACACAAGCTGCTGATATTGTTATCGCGGCTGATGCTGGTAACACTCAAGCAAGCTCTGCAATTTTCATGCAGCTTGATGGTGGAACAGTTGCTCAAATTAATGCTGGTGGTACTACTTCTTCTAGCATAACCACTGTAATCACTCGTGAAAAAGGTGATGCTAGATTTGCACCTATTTCGGACCAAACACTTAAAAACAATATTACACCGATGGGTGATGTATTAGGGTTGATTAAAAATATCAATCCTGTTAATTACGAGTGGAAAAACCCTGAAGGTCTTCGTCCTAAAGGGGCTAGATTTGGTGTGATTGCTCAAAATATTAGAGATGTGGCACCTGAAGCTCTCATCACTTTTGAAGATGGCACACTTGGGGTTGATACATTAGGTCTGATTGGTATGTTGGTTAAAGCTGTACAAGAACTCTCTGAAAAGGTCAAAACACTTGAAGCTAACGCTGTCTGATTTTAACAAACGATATGTGTATTTACGAGAAAATACAGATAAATGGACAATTTTAAAATCTTCTGAAGGCCCCCTTAAAGGTGATTGTGAAGATTATGTTCTGACAGTTCTGTGGATTATTGCTGGCTCTGAAAAAGAGATGAGCAATATGATTAAGAATGGTGATGCAGAATTGTGGCTTACCCACACAGCTCCGGGGCCTGAACATACACACATGATGTTGTGGGTTAAGGGAAAAGGGTGGATTGATTGCAATCATCGTAAATGGTCTAAAGAGCCTTACTACGACAAAGAGAAAAAGATCACTTGGCTTTCTTATGTTCTTAAGAAATGGTTAAAGAAATGACATTCTTAGAAATACTTTTAAGTTTGTTTAAAAGGGCAGCTAAAATGGATTATGATAAAGTCATTTCCAAACTATCACCTCTTTTCCCACACATGTCTGAAAAACAAAAAGAGGGAGTGAGAACACTGCTTGATGCAACGTCTCATCTCCCTCTTAATCATAGAGCTTACATCTTAGCTACAGCTTATCACGAGACAGCAGCTACTATGCAACCCATTACAGAATATGGTGGTGTAAAGTATTTTGATAAATACGATACAGGTCAGCTTGCTTTAAATCTTGGGAACACTCCTGCAAAAGATGGAGATGGTTATCTCTATCGTGGTAGAGGGTTTGTCCAGATTACAGGTAAAGCCAATTACAAGAAAGCTAAAGATAAGCTTGGTGAAGACTTTGTCACTTACCCTGATAGAGCTTTAATCCCCGCTTCTGCTGCAAAGATCATTGTTCTTGGTATGACTGAAGGTTGGTTCACTCGTAAAAAACTTAGTGATTACCTAACACCTACTAAAACAGATTATGTGTCTGCTCGTAGGATTGTTAATGGTACAGACAAAGCTCAGACCATTGCATCCTATGCTAAGACATTTGAACAAGCATTATTATAATATAGGTTATTATATTAACCGGGGCTAAAGATTTTTTAACCCCTAAGTATATATAATCAAATTTTACCTCTTGTCAAGGGGTAAAGAAAAATAAATTTTTGGAGGGCCTCAAATGGCTAATCTCGTAAATCAACCTACCAAGGCCCCTACCAGAAAATTGTGGGCTGTTATCATTGCTGGTGGTATTATTGGTGTAGTTAAAACCACTTTAAGTATCTATTGGCCAGATAACCCTATGGAACAATATATGGGCGATCTTCAGTTTTGGCTTGAAGGTGCTATTATGGTTGCGGCTGGTTATATGACTAGGAACAGAGCATAATGTGGGACTTCCTACCATCTCTAATTAAAAACCTCCTAGGAGGGCTTGGGATGGCCCTAGCAGGGCTGATTGCTCTTTTTATGTATGGTAGGGCCAAAAAACGAGAAGGCGCTGTAGAGGCCTCTACAGAGGCTCTACGAAAGGACGTTAAAAAAGTGGAGAAAGCTCGTGAAGCTGTTCATGAAGAAAAAAGAAATGTTAACGGGCTTTCTGATAGCGATCTTGTTGACCGCCTGCGCCGCAGGAGTGATGATTGGGGCAAGTTGTAGTGTGTTTCAAGAATACAGATTACAAATGCCTGATCCAACAGGGGCCTCAAGAATGTTCTTGGAATGGCTTAATTCATTAGATGTCGCTATGCTAGAAGTGTGTAAGAAGGGGTAAACATGACAAAGCAGTTTAGTGGGTTTACCCAACAGCAAACTGAGATTTTAGCTAGGAAGATGGGATTTAATGGTCCTATGGATCAGTTTTCCAACTTCCTTCGTTCTGACCCAGCTCACAGTCAGAAGTTTGCTTCTTATGAAGATAAGGCAAAGATGATGGTGGCTTCTTCGCAAGAGAAGCGAGGCTTTGCTGAAGGCGGAGATGTTCAATCTGGTATAAAACCAACAAGTGGTCTAACCCCTGAAGAATTGAGACAATCTGCTTCTGCTCCCGCAGTTGGTGCACAGATTACTAATGATGAAGGTAAGGTTGTAACTAACTACGCTGCACCTAACATGAACTCTACGGGGATGCAGACAACAAATAATATGTTGGACAACCCCACAGACTATGTCACTAATGTAAATGTTCAACAAGGACATGTTAGTCAGAATGAGTTGATCAATCCGAATAGTGGTCAGGTTGGAAATCGTCCCAATATTGTAGCTGCTACAGGGACTACAGCTACAGCGGCTGCTCCAACTACTAAAGCAGCCAATACTGTTACGACTGCAAACGTTACCCCCGGTATTCAAGATGCTGTCTCAGGCATGAGTGTGACACATGGGACAGTGCAGGATCACAGCTTAGTTGAAGCTGCTCAAGGGCAACCTTCTGATGATGCAACAGTGCAAGGTCAACTTAACAAGCTGATGCAGCAGTTTGAAGGGGGAAATAAACCCGCTTGGGCTGCTGGTGCTATGCGTATGGCTGATGCTGTTATGGCTGCCAGAGGTCTTGGTGCTTCGTCTATGGCTGGCTCTGCTGTAACGCAGGCTGCAATGGAGAGCGCAATTAACATTGCTGCTCAAGACGCCAGCACGTTTGCCCAATTTGAGATGAAAAATCTTGACAATAGACAACAAGCCCGTCTTCAGAATGCTCAATCATTCTTGACAATGGATTTGAAAAATCTTGATGCAGATCAACAAAATGATTTGTTTAAGAGCCAAGCCATTATTAATGGGTTGTTCACTGATGCTGCTGCTGAAAATGCCACTAAGCAGTTCAATGCTACAAGTAAAAACCAGACAGATCAGTTCTTTGCTAATTTAAAAACTCAAGTTGCTACGTTTAATGCTGCTCAGAAAAATACAATGAGACAGTTCAATGCTGGTGAGATTAATGACACCAGACAGTTTAACAGGCAAATGAATGATGCTCGTGCTCAATTCAATGCTGCTAATAGATTGCTTATTGATCAGTCTAATGCTACATGGAGACGAGCAATTACTACAGCTAATAATGAAGCTATTAATGAAGCTAACAGACAAAATGCTCAAGCAGCTACAGGTTTTACTACAGCAGCATATAACAACTTAATGCTTAGAGAGCAAGACGCTTATACGTTTGCTTTCCAAGCAGGTGAGAATGCTCAACAGAGAAATCATGAACTTGTTGTTGGAAAGATTGCGGCTAAAGATAGTGCTAGTGCCTCTGCTTGGCAGGCTGTTAGTGGTTTTGCAGGTCGAGTTTTCGACGGCATTTTTGATCAATGATAGGAACTAAGATGGACTATAAAGACGCATTAGACCAACTTAGAGAGCAATTATTTACAGAGCCTGTTAAAAAAGAAAAACCTGTAAGTAATGGTTTCATCCCTCAAAGGGCTGCTCCTTCTGCCTTGATCAAATCAGATGCTCCTAAAAGAACAGTGGAATGGGTAAGACAGATTAAACAAGCTGCTCAAGAAATCAGAGCTAAATATAAAGATGCAGAGCCTGTTTATTCTGAGCCTATTATCCCTGAGAGCAAACCTACTACAACAGAAGAACAAGCTGCTCCGCTGATTGCTAGACGAGGAGATAGACCTTCTTCGTTTGCTCCTGATAAACCTATTACACCAGTTAATTTCAAAGGGGATTGGGAGAATGTTGCTCAGGCCATTAAAGATATTGAAAGCTCTGGTGGTGATTATTCTGCCCGTGGCCCTGTCGTCACAAGTGGTCAATACAAAGGTGAGAGTGCTTTAGGTGCATATCAAATTATGCCGGGCAATCTTCCTTCGTGGAGTAAGGCTGCTTTAGGACGAGAAGTATCTGAAGAAGAGTTTTTAAGCTCCCCTGAAATCCAAGATGCTATTTTCTTAGATCGTATGAAAAAAGCTGCGGCTAAATATGGAACGGTAGACGATGCTGTTTCTGTTTGGTTTAGTGGGGTTCCTGTTTCAAGGGCTGGTGGGACTTCTGATGGTTATACCACAGGGCCTGAATATATCAGAAGCTTCCAAAGAAATTATAACATGTATTCATCGTCTGTGAGGTAATTAATGGCACTAAGAGCACCTATTCCGGGAATGTCTCTCACTCAAGAGGTTGGTGGAAATCCTTGGCAACAACCCCCGCTATACAACACACCTGAAGAGGCTCTGGCGTTCTACTTCAAGAAGATGGACAATCCTGATGTTGTGGATGATATGATGTTCACACTATCACACGGATTTCCACTATCCCTTCTCGTTGACAGCCTCACTTCTGCCGGTGTCATGAACGGCTTTCACACAGTTGATGTGAAAATGCTTATCTCCCCTGTTCTACACGAACACATTAAAGCATTGGCAGAAGCTCTTGGCATTGATATTAGAGAAGATGATGGTCCTACAGCAGAAGAAAAAGCTGCCAAGAGAGATAAAGAGCGTATCAAATTCTTGATTAAGAAATCTCTGTCTACACCTGTTGACAAAAAGAAACTTGACATTCAGGAAGCTAAACAAGAGATGGCTGATCAAGGTCAAGAAACTCCCCAAGAAGATGCAGCCGAAGCCCCCACCCCTTCTCCATTAATTAAAAGGAGAGGGTAATGGCTAATGAGTTTGCAAATTTTGCGACAGGTTTCTTTAATGCACTGAATGACAGAATTGATGTTAGAGACGAAGAAGCTAGAGACTATTTCAACAAACAAGTGGAAATGGCCAGAACTACAGGCCTTCAAAATAAAAGACGTGTAGATGCTGCTGTCAACGAAAGTGTGACATGGGCTAATAAGCTTGCACAACTTGGTGTTCCTAGAGACATCATTATGCAACAGGCTGATCAAGACCCTGCTGGGTTAGGTGATTTCTATAATCAGGTGGTTAAGCTTTCTACTGATGTAAACGTCCCAATGGATGAAAATTTCTATCGTAGCGCGTATAACCTCAGTAAAGATTTTTCTGCCCCTGATGAAGATTTTGCTACGTTCTTCTCTCGTCTCTATTCTCCTATTGTCACTGCTGCTCAAAATGATCCGCAGGGGCTTAAGGACAACCCGTCTGGCACTATCTGGGCCAATATGTTTGGTTATAACCAAATGGACAAGGCCAGAGCTAAATTAGCTACGACAGAAGTTGCTCCGGGCCTTACAGCAGAACAAGCTATTCAATACGGGGATCAGGTTGTTCCTAATCATCCTTATGGTCGTGGCTCTGTAACACCTAATATTGACTATCTTAAGAGTGTTGCTCCTGATGATCCTCCGACACCTTCTGAGTTGGATCAGATCACTAAGCAATTTAATGAAGAGTTGGACGCGCAGAGAAAATTGATGACCCCCACCAAAAATGAAGCTGGTGTTTCTACACTCACACCTGAACAAGAGCAAGAAGCCAAGGTTAGAGCTTTCCAAGTTTTGGTTCAGAAGTATGGTGAAAACAGTAAATACATCATTGCTTTGGCGAAGGGGTTAAACATTGACCCATCTAGTATGTCCGTAGAGAGCGTAGGAGAGCCTACAGAGGGCAATGATGCTTCGACTGGTGCTCCCCCACCCGAAACACCTACAGGCCCTGTAGCAGCCCCTCCTGAGCCTGCTGCGGGTAATGCCCCTACATCCACTGAACCACTTGATCTGGCTGTAAAGTCAATCTTGGAACAAGTTGGTTTTAGTGATATGAAAGATAATGGGGATGGTACTTCCACATACACCTATAACGGGCAAGAATACACAACCTCTAATGAAGAACTTAGACAAGTTAGTATTGCTGCTAGAGATAAAATGATTAATGGAGATTGATAATGGGATTGGGGCAAACTTTAACTGACCCGTTTAAACTATTGGGGGTTGAAAGACCAAATGCCCCAGCACCCACTCAAACTGCTGGAACTAAATTAGTTAATCCTATTAACCTCGTTATGGCTGATCTGGAAGCTAAAAAACAAGCTGCTCCCACTGACTACCTTACTAAAGAACAAGTTTTAGCTGACCCTAACAAAGTGAAGATCATTCGTGACTTCATGTCTACAACTGCTGACTCTATCTACTCAAATAAGCCCGATCCTACATATGGACGCACGGATGTGAAGACAGACGAAGAGGCTTATGATGCTTATATGACCCATATGCGTTGGTTTAATTCTAATGCTGCCTATACAGCTAAGGAAGCAATCGACGTATATGGGGCTAAAGACGAAGATAAGGTTAAATATGGAGAGGCATATAAGCTTTATGATCAGATTGGTAATGCGGCTTCCAGCGAAGGTTTTGGCGGTTTTCTTAATGCCACAAAAGACTATGTTTCTGGGTTAGTGTCAGACCCCACTACATACATTGGTTTTGGAATTGGTAAGATTTTTAGTAGCAGGGCTGCTACAGCAGCTTCAAAAGAGGGGATTAAACTTCTCGCTGAACAAGCTGTTAAAAATGTTACAGGAGAACTTGCTGCTAAAGGGGCAAGTAAAGCCGCCATTAAAACAGCTAATGCAGAGGTGGTAAAAGCTGCTGCAAAAGTTAGTGCAAAAAAAGCTCTTGCCCTAAACTTCGCTTCTAGTGCTGCTTTATCATCTGTCCAAGATGTTCTTTATCAAAACACTATGATGGAAGCTGGTGCTCAACACGATTTTAGCTATGCTGAAAATATTGTTGGGACATTGCTTGGTGGGGGATTGGCTTCCATTCCCTCCTCCATCCACTTTAAACCTATTAAGGGTGCTACTGGATTAGAAGGAGCTGGCGAGAAGATTAACATTGCCAGAAAAGCTAGAGCTTCTAGTGCTGGAAAGAAAGTGGCTAAGGACATCCAAAGACAATTAATCCAAAATCAAGTGGATTGGATTAAGATGGCCAATGATGGAGAAGAGCTGGCAAAGAACCCAGAGCTTCGTCAAGCTGTGTTCAATTGGTTCACCAATAAAAATGACCCAAACAGTTTTATCACCATGCTTCAAAAAAATGGGGCAGATATTAGAGCAGAGGATGCCAATAGCTTCTCTGAAAGTTTGGTTAGATTTGCAGAAGGTATGGATGATGAAGCAAGAAAAGAAATTGACACCGCTTTTGAGCCTTTTGGAGTTACATTCTCTCAAGTCACCGAAGTTTTTGCACATGTTGCCCGTCAATCAGGCCAAAACTTTAAGGGGCTGTCTGATGCCTCTAAGTTTATGGACGCCTTCCAAAACGTAACTATCTCAAATAAACAAGCCTCCAAAGGTCTTATAGACGGTCTTGGAGGTAATATTGAGAAAGAGGCTGTTGACAAAGAAACCTTAAAGTATTGGCAAACTGTTTGGAAAAGGGCTTTGATCTCCACTCCTGCTACATCTATTACCAACATCAAAGGTTGGGGAGTTATGCAGGCGATTAAGGTGCCCTCTCAAGCTCTACAAATGGCTTCTCTTTATGGGCTTGGTAAGGCTAAAAGAATGTTTAATATGGAAGGTGGAGACCTTTCTATTGGACAGGCTAATGCCCTTTGGAAAAACATGAAGTATATGACGAGGATTGCTGTAGACCCGTTTACAACAGTGAAGGGGTTTAGTGATCTTGTTGATAATGCCCCTAAGAATATTCAGAGAGACATTCATCACCACTTCTTCCAAGGGGTGGAAATGAATAAAAGTCCTAAAGATTTTGGTGTCAACCCTGAAAGGGTTGGTATCAGGGCTACAGAGCATTATCTGAAGAGAGCACAACAGATTTCCTTCGTTCATGCTCAAGATGTTATGACAAAAGCTATCTCTGGATTAAGTGAACTTGATAAGCAAACAAGACTTCATCTTGGTATGGGTATTGATGAGGTTGTAAATAAAAATATGGTGCATGAGATTACAGATGATATGTGGGATCATGCCACTAAAATGCTACAACAAGACACATTCTCCGAAACATTTGGAAAAATGGGTGGTTGGAGAAAAAATCTTGGTATCACTCAATTAGCAAAACAGTCTCAAGAACTTTCTCACAATGCTGCTGTTGGCTTTATCTGGCCTTTCGGTCAGTTTGTAAATAGTATGTTGGCCTTCACTTGGAGACACAGTCCCTTTGGACTTGTAGAATCTGTCTCTAAGATTATGGCTGGTGAACGTGGATTAGATATTGGGGAGAAGCTGTCTCGCGCCATTATTGGCTCCACTGCACTTGGCCTCACCACTATCCGTGAGGCAAAAAAGCAGGAGGAAGGTCTTCAGTGGTATGAAGAACGAGATGCAGATGGTAGTGTCCAACGTGTGGACAACATGTTTCCTCTGGGTCTTTATAATATTATGGGGCGTATGCTTGCTGCCAAGTTTAAGGGTGAACCCTTGGACAAGCAAGTTTGGCTTGATCTTGGGAGACAGCTTGCTGTTCCCTCTGCGCTAAAAGATGCTGGTAGTTTTGAGTTTGTAAAGGCTCTTGGCCAATATATGCAAACTGAAGAAGACACAGATGGTTCTGTAGCTACAGATTTGATTGGTAAGGTCGTTGAGAGTTTGGGTGGTATTGCCAGTGGCTTAACCCGTCCTTTTGATCCTTTAAATGATCTTGCAGGGGCTTATCTGGATGCTAAAGGGGTTGTGAATACGGCTGCTATTGATAAACGACAGGCTCAAGGTCTTGATGCTGTTATCGAACAAGCTTCTCGTTACACAAACAATTTCTTCAGCTTAATCCTTGGACAACCCGATGCAAATGGAAAACGTATGTTTGGTGAGCCAAAGAGGTCTGCCACTCAATACGGGGACATCAAATCTGGTAATCCTGTTATGGCTTCTCTTGGAACCCCATACGAACAAACAAGAACTTCTATCAACACTCTATTAGGTATGGTGGATAAACCTCCATTTAGGATGGACAGCTTCACTTCTGATCCTGAATATGATGACTTTGTCAATAGAGCCATCTTCCCCATCTTAGACAGAAAAGCAAAAGCCATGCTTGCAGACCCTATGTTTATCAATGGGTCTAAAACACAAAAGGCAAAGATGGTTGATAAGATGCTCAGTTATGCAAGGACGGAGGTTCAAACCAGCCTTAATTCTGGGTTGATTGGGGACGAAGCAGATAGGTTGGCATATCAGAGAAACAAGCTCTCTGTGCTTTCACCTAATGACATTATTGAAGCGAAGAAGTCTTTGGGGATTAACCATCCTGTAGAAGATATGTCTCTTTATGAGATTCAACAAATCCAAGAGTGGGTGAAGCTGAATGAAAAGCTCATGAAGGGTAGATTTGAAAATAACTAATGAAAAAGGGGGCCAGACATTACGTCTGTGCCCCCTTTCTTTTTATCTATTGCCCTTCAAAGGCCATGATCCATTGCTTACACAAGTCACCACGAACAATGTCGTCAACACCAAACTCGATGACAGGAACTGGAAGATTGTGTTTCTCAACAAGTTCCAGAAGCTTTGAAAGTCCTGATTCCATTTTGATGTCAGATTGTTTAATGTCACCATTGATAACCGTCTTGCAATTTTCTCCAATTCTGGTAATAAACATTTTGATTTCTGCTACGGAACAGTTTTGAGCTTCATCTAGGATGATGAAGGCATCATGGAATGAACGGCCACGCATCATTGTCAACGGAGCCATCTCAATATTTCCGTTCTTGATAGCTGTCTCTACAACACCTTTACCAAGGTGCTCCTCCAAGACATCTAGAACAGGAGCAGCCCAAGGGGCAAACTTCTCATCCTTCGTTCCCGGAAGAGCACCAAGGTCTTTACCTACAGAAACATTAGGTCTGGTAATTACAATCTTATCAATTCTCTTTTGTGAATAGAGGTTGGCAGCTTCTGTGGCTGCAATGTATGTCTTACCAGTTCCAGAGAAACCAAACACTAAAATCTGTTCAGCAGATTTCAATGCTTTCATATAAGCCTTTTGATTTTCATTAAGGGCTTGCAAACTTACAACTCGTCCAATTCCTTCTTCTTCAGAATTGCGGTAACGAGTGATGCGTTTTCCTCTCGGTTTTTCCATCTGTTTCTTTCTTAGGTGTTAAATCAAAACCAAATAATGTTTTATGTTCAATGACGAAAGGCTCTCCGTAGACATTAAGCACAGAAGATTCTTTTCGTTTATCATCTTCAAACACTTGAATTGTGTACCAAGACATCACGACACACAACAATTATTCACAGTGGCGTCTTCCTGTTGCAACATCAAAATAGCAAGCACCACCAATGACATCCTTTTCATCAACGAAGGTGTCTTCCTCCTTAACTTCCTCTACAGCCACATCTTCTACAGCAGAGGCGTTAAGAATGCCATAACGTTTACCTGCTGCTCTAAATGTAGTGCAGCCAGAGGCCCCACCAAGCCAAGCTTGCATATAGACATCTTTAAACTCCTCCCATGTAACATCGGCTCCAACATTACAAGTTTTAGAACAAGCTGAGTCAATATATTTACTAGCAAGGGTGAGGACAGCTACATGGTCTTGCACAGGGGTTTCATCAGCAGTTCTGCCCCTAACTCCATAGACACGATAGGCATAATCTTCTACACGCTCAACTTTAGGACCATCAAATGTTTGAATGGTCCTGTCGTAGCCATGAGAGAACACAGGCTCAATACCAGAAGAGATATTGTCAGCAGATAAGCTAATAGTTCCTGTGGGGGCAATAGAAAGAAGATGACTATTACGAATGCCATGAACACGAATAGCATCACGAAGGTCTTCTGGCAGGGTTTTAGCAAAACCAGAATTTAAAAACTCAGTGTCAAAAAGGGGGAAAGCTCCTTTTTCTTTAGCCAGTTCAATAGAGGCATAATACACTTCATCTCTAAACACCATCATAACTTCTTCAAGCCATTTTTTAAACGATGGTGAGGCATAAGAATATCCAAGGATTTCTCCTGTGTTGGCCACACCTGTGAGGCCAAGACCCATACGACGTTTGCTTTTAGCTTCCTTCTCTTGTTCTTTTAGTGGGTACACTGTAACATCAATGACATTATCCATTGCTCTGACGATATGACGAACATCGTCTACAAACAATCCATAGTCAAATTCCCAGCCATCTTGTTCATCAAATCCTCTATTAATATCTTCATTATTAACAATATGTGGATTGATGTATTTGGTTAGGTTCATAGAACCAAGGAGGCAGGCTCCATGAGGAGGAAGAGGCTGTTCCCCACAAGGATTCGTGGCTGCAATGGTCTCACAATAATGTAGGTTATTCTTCTTATTAATCGTGTCTAAGAAGAGAACCCCCGGTTCAGCCCAATCCCATGTAGAACGAAGAATTTCATTCCACAAAGCAACAGCACTCACTCGTTTATAGACAACCCCTTCAAAACGAAGGTCAAACATCTTGTTTTCTAATACAGCATCCATAAACTCATCAGTGATGCCAACAGAGATGTTGAATTGTGTCAGTCTATCACTGTTAGTCTTTGCCCTAATAAACTCCTCGATGTCTGGGTGATCAACACGAAGAACACCCATCTGAGCGCCTCTACGATGGCCAGCAGAGGCAATAGTCTTACAGATGGCATCATAGATGTCCATGAAGGCAATAGGCCCACTAGAACGTGTGTCTAGGCTCTTGATAAGGGCACCACGAGGTCGTAGGGTGGAGAAGTCATAACCAATGCCACCACCAAGTCTCATAGTCTCTGCTGCTTGCGTAGCTACAGCCATAATAGACTCCATAGAGTCCTTAATAGTGTCGCTGACAAAGCAGTTGAAAGCTGTTACAACACGAGGAGAACCAATAGCAGACTGAACACGGCCAGCAGGTAGAAAGCGCATATCAAGAAGAATTTCTTTAAGAGCTTTGTAATGCTCTTCGTCATCTTTTAGGGCATCTGCCACCCTAATCATAGACTCCTTAAAACTTTCTCCTTTACTTCTATACTTCATTTGATGAATTTCTTGTGAAATCGGTAGTGTAGGCCCGTAATCAGTCATTTAAAATACCTGTTTGTCTTGTTTAATGTTTTAAACTTGGTCATTCTTCCTCCGGGAATAAATCTTCCATATTAGGTGGGACATAATTAACCCCCTTCAAAACCTTACCATCAGCACGATATACAGGTTTACCATCGTCACCAAGCTTACTCATGTTACTAGCATGGACACGATTGAAAGCTTCTTGGAGAGGTAGTCCCAAAGTTTCTGCTAGTCCAGAAATAACATATTGAACATCAGCAAGTTCTTTCAACAAACGACTTTTTGTCTTAGCGGATAAGCCAGTTTTAAAATGGCTTTCTGCCATAGCAATAGCCATTTCTTCCCCAAGCTCTTTTACCTCTTCAATAATAAGGGTGTATCTAAACTCAAGCAATGCAGCAGAAGGGGCAGCCACTTCTGTCTCTTGCCCCATAGCATTCATAAACTCCCTTACTTGATCTTCTCTTGTTAAATTTCTCATTGATTTACCAACGTTCTGCAAAATTCTTGCAGCCTAAAAATATCATAGACAACATCCCGTTTGTCTCGTGAGTTTGTGCCTACAAAAACATTACCATCTTTCTTTTCTACAATGAAGACAGCTCGAATAACATCCTCTCTAAGTTCTTCTAAAAACTGCTGATATTCCTCATCTTCATCATCTAGATTACCTAAACTAATAATCTCTGCCATAAAACTTTGTCGCCTCTTTGTTGTTTTTGTTAAAAATGTACCAGCAATAGTTTTCTACGCCAGTGGCTTTACTTTCTTCAATCCATTTCACCCGTCCAATAGAAATGATGTCTGTGCAATCATTTAAAAATGGAGCAAACCTCTTATTGTGCATAAAATCTGCTGGAAGCAACAGTGCTGTAGGACGTAGGCTAATCCACAATTTCATCAGTGGGGCTAGAACAGACCAAGTGAACGGAGGATTGGTGATGATCCATTCACAGAATAGAAGTTGTTCTTCATTCAAAACCCCTGCATCTCCCTTTACAACCCAATCAACTTGTGGCTCAATATCTAAAGGGAGAAAGCAAGAAGCTTCTAGATGTTCTTCCAACATGTTGACTAATTCCCCATTTCCCGCACAAGGCTCACAAAAAGATAACCCTTTTGGTAGATGAGGGAGAAGAGGTAAGAGGGCTTTCTCTGGTGTTACATAGAAATCTCTGGGCCTTTTCTCAAATTGTCCATTAGTTTTTGTCATCTAGCATACCTAAGATAATTGGAAAAGCAGGAAGCAAGACTTCTTTAATTTTACGGGCCATAACGACATGTTCCCATTGTGTCACTCCGGGATCATCTCTAATTTCAAGATAGTGAATCCATGAGCGTAGAGTGCCATTGACATAGAGACGAGACATAGTTAGACCTTCGGGAAGGACCACTCTTGCACATTCTTTTGCTACATTGTTGATAATCATTTCATCGTAAGCAAAAGATGCACTATTCATAACAGAGGCTGTGTAATGATCACAGAGATTTTGGACATTCTCTGGGAGGTCATCGACAGAATTTTGTCTATTCTTTCTATCTTGGCGTCTAAACTCTCTTTCAGTGAATTGAATGTCAGAGCTATACCTTTGACTAAACTCTTGAAAAGAGAAGCTTCTGTGACGAAGAAGCTGTCGAGTGATGTCTCTAGGGGCTTGCACTTCCACTACGGCATTAGCCATTTCAAAAATAGACCAATGTTTATTTCTAATGCAATATGACAGGAGCTTCTCTACATCTTCGTTATCTTGATTAGCCGGGTTACTAACACGAGCACAGTAGGCAATAAGCCCCTCCGTGTTATCGGAGGGGACAGGGATGATTGGTTGAGTGAGAGCAATTAACTTAGCTTCGATTTTCATTGTCCAGCACCTCATTAGCTGCTTGTCTCAAATCTTGAAAAGCTTCCTCAAGCAGAGCTTGATTTTCTTTGCTTCTCTCTCCTTTATAACGGGCCACAAGCCCGTTATATCTTTGCAATACGTTGTTCAGTTTCTTATATTTTTTCAACGAAATATCCCTCTTAACAACATTGCAATCAATACGATTACAATGATGATGCCCATTAATTTACAACATTCGTTAGAATGTTTTCATTCTTTTTGAGAATGCTGTAACGGGTGCGCCCCCAGCCACCACAATTGTTACATTGATAACGGTGGAACTTACCTACACTGGTGTGGGCAAAGCCACGCCACTGAACATGGACACTACCACATTTAGGGCATACAACCTCACTCTGAGCTTCAGGTTCGTAAATAGCAATATTAGGATGCTTAGTGTCCCAAGGACGAAGACGAAGGTAGAGTTCTTCAAGAGCTAAGATGTCTCGAATGTTGTATTCTTTCATCTCTCTCCAAGCTTCGTCATTACCACGAAGACATTCAAGCCAAAGCTCAAATCCCGGAAACTTTTTATGTCCACCTTTCTTAGTCTTAAGCTTTAAGACATCAGAGAGGTATTCAAGTGAGTTGGAAGGAAATCCAAATTCATTACGAGCAATCTTTAACGTGTCAACGATCTTTACAGGAGAGGGAGGGGTGATACCATGAACCACAGCCCTTGCCCTGATTTGTCTAAGGTCAAACGCTTCACCGTTATGAGCTACGACAATATCAGCTTGGTCTAAAAATTCACAAAGCTTGTTGATAATTTTTCTGTCGTTCTCTTTTCGGTTTTCTTCATAGAAGATCACCCCTTCGTTTAACCACTTAGCTGCAAAAGACATGATATGCCCATGCTCTTTAACTTGCTTGGCTGAAATGTTTTCTTTCCAGAAACGCCAAACATAAGAGAGTTTAGGGGCTGTCTCAATGTCTAAGATGAGAATTTTAACTATTGTATTTCTCCTTGAATTGTTTATCATCAAGCATTTGCTGTAAGGTGCGACGAGTCTCTTCGACACCAGCATATTTCAATAAGAGACGGGCACCAGAATAGATAAACTTACGAGCATCGTAAGGTTTGTCTACACCAGACTTAATACCCCACCTCCAAGCAGCTTTGACAATATTAGCTAGGTGGAAACTATCCCCTTTCCAATCTTTATCCCCCTTATATTCCAACAGATCATTTAAAGTGTTGGCATTGGAAGGAAAATCATAGTAATCAGCAGGACCACCATTAGGTTTAGCAGAAATGAGAATAGGTTGATCCCACTCATTAAGCTTCTCTGTATTCGTCATCAACGAAGTCCACCCCTTTAGTGACAAGAGCTTTAACAAATTTAACACCACGATTTTTAACTAGAGCAGTCATTTGAGCCATTTCTAAACGTTCTTCTGAAGTGAACGAATTAGCATATTCGCTGGCAACAAACTTTCCCTGATCTTCATAAAGATTGTGAAACATTACAGCACGATTATAAATACGGAGGGGACGATGATTGATGTCATCAAATTTATTAAATTGAAGGTTCATTGTTTTTCCTTTTGTCTTTGGCTTCTTTGGCCAAATTGCGTTCATTCTTAGTTTTTTCGTTGTGGCAATGATAACAAATTGCTTGTAAATTTTCAGGTTCACAAAAAAGATTGTTGATAAAATCATCCCATCCGCTGAACCCAGTTGTGGGGTCCACTACAGGATTGATATGATCAACCATAATATTTTTTACACGCTTCTTATCAATTAAGATAGAGGCTGTTACTTCTTGCTTGCAGACATTACAACGGTATAATCCTCGTTGTAACCTTGCGTTCTTTAGTGTGTCTGAGATAGGCTTCCACCAACGAGAAGCTCGTCTTAAATGTCCTTTGACGAAGGACACAAAAGCAGCTTCAGTCATAGTGCCAGAGGCACGAGAGATCGGAAGAGCGTCGTG